GCTTTTGAGTTGCAATAAAATAATATTTCTCTTGTGAAGTTGTCTGCGCCTAAGCGTTCAATGTCTTGGTTGAGTTCGGTGTTGCTTCCATAGTATAGCTGCCAGTCTGATTCTATTTTGCTTCTGATTTTTTTACGTTTTTTGTTGCCGTTTTTTAATTTCACTACTCTGTACGTTGTCTTACTAAATTTTGCTAGTTTCTTACCGATATACTTCCTACCGGTGGTGTTGTTTGTGATCAGGTATACAAACCCCACACAGTCTTCGGGCAGTTGTTCGATTGTTTTGTTTTCGTAAAGCCATACCATGGACTAGTAGTTATCATCATCCTTGGCCATTTAAAAAATTTACAAAATCTATGTTTGTGTTTATGGTAGACGGGGCATCCTTGCAATAATGAGATATCAAAATTTGGTCTAATGTCGACAGTTTGATAGGGGCATCTAGTACAGTTGTTGCATGTGTGTTGTAGCCAAGTATATCTATGTAGGATTGATGATTGGTATACTTAAATCTATACAGCGGATCTTGAAGCAATAACCATCGGTCAAACATATCTAGTCCAGCGTCTGTAACCCACCTATCTATAGATGATAAATTTCTATTATAGATATCTCCTAATGAAATATTAATGTCAAAATTATTGTCAATTTTTTTTGGTCTATCAGTAATATGATTGAGAATTTCTTTAAGCATAAATTCTCCAAACAAGTTCTTTTCTTGAAATTTTTGTGCTATTTTAGAATTTTTATATATTTCCTGAGTTACAGTACATCCAACAGCTGATTTTCTGCACCAGTTTTTAATCACAGCTGGGTATAATTCTAGATCATATGTAATGCCAATAGACACTATATCTAAGGATTTTTTTAAAAAAAACAATTGATCAAGTCTGTGCGTACCGATAATCCACGATTGACTACTTTCTGCTGCTAACTCTTTTAATTTTAATATGTCAGAGTCGTTCCATGTTCTGCCATACCATCTGTTAGTATTCTTTGGGGTCCACGTAACAATATTGCTTGGAAATAAGTTCTTTAATCGTGGATCAACGCTCTGCAATGCCCGACCAGTATCTAAAATTGCACCATCGTATTGATTTTCAAATTGACCAGATTTTCCTAGTAGTTGTTGAATAATATCGCCGCAACTCCCTGGAATCCAAAACATACAATATAGATCAGACATGATAATCCAAACTTAAAAATATCTGTCCTATTCCATGAGTGGAATTTTTAATATTAACGTAATGTTTATGGCAAGCAAGTTGTTGTTTTTTAAACAAATTGATTGCCCAATCACATAATGAATCCACAGATATATTAAGTCTATCGTATTTTATACACGAAAGACTAAAAGTTACTATTATTCTTCCATTGGGCACAAGATATTTTTTATAATCTGCAATCATTGTTATCAACTCATCAATGGTTTTATATTTGAATTCAACATTATTGATTAATAATACTGTGGGCACTGGTGCATAATACTGGGTATGTACGTCTAGTATGCCTTGATAAATTTCTCCTAGACATTTATGAGCGAACACAGGTCCTGGCAATGTATTGTTTATTATAAATTTTTCTTCTAGAAGTAATTTTTTGTTGTTGTTCTTAGAATTGTACCTATATAGATGCCATCTTGGCCCATAATGAGATTTCAATATTCGTACTTGTGCTTTAGTCATTGATTGGCCAAATTACTTGAGTAACTGGATATATAAAATTTCCAGACATGCCACAGTCATCGCTTTGATATTGTTGAATTGACGGAGCCCGATTAATGTGAGCAGACCAATGCTGGATTAATTTTAAATCTAAATCGGGTTGATCAACATATAATTCTTGATTGTATTCGGTGTATACTAAAAATTTATTTATAGCAAGGTGTAAAAATTTTCTTGCTTTGGGCAAACACTGTTCTAGCATCCAATCTATATGTTGTATTGAAACAAACTCAAGATGGTTAATTATTAAAGAAATCACGTCGTGAGTGCTGTCAGGAACTACAGAAGTGATAAAACAATCTTGGATTGAATTTTCTCTGCAGAAATTTGTAATTAACTCCTGATGTGGAAGAGTGCCCGGATTCTGTAGTCGCCATAGGCTCTTGCACGGCACAACTGGAAGATGTCTTACCCAAGTAATCATGCAATATCTACATCCGTGCTGTAGCTAGTGTAGCCTTTTTCTTTTACCACACGCAGGATATTCTCCACACGTCCAGCCAGCTCATCTCTGTGACTCACGAGCCAGATACTCTTGTGGCGCTCGCGACTCATCTGCTTGAGCAAGGCCAGGCTGCTTTCCACACCTTGTGTATCCAGACCACTATCAATCATTTCATCAATGAACAACACATTGATCGGTTGATATAGACTTTCAAACACATCACGGAAGGCCCAGCTCATGCTGAGTATCAATCTGTTGCGCTCACCTCGGCTGAGATTGTCAAAGTCCAGCTCACGACCCAGCTCTTCGATTGAAACAGTGAGATCATTCTGGAACACCACTGTATGTGGCAGGCCAATACGGTCCAGGTAGTAGGTGAGTCTGGCATTGAGATAGCCAAGATTCTGTTCAATGATCTTCTTACGGATAAAACTGTCCTTGCTGGTCAGTAGCTTGAGCAAGAAGTCTTGATGTTCTTGTAGTCGAGTAAGATCATTTAAGGCGTCGTAGGTCACAGTCTGTAAGGCCTGTGCGGCCATTTCTTCAATCTGTTCTGAATACGGATCAGCTTCAACTCGCTTGCTGTCTATCTGTTGTTGCAAATTGCTGAGTGTGCTACGATGTTTGATAGCATCCTCTTCATGATCGTAGAACATCCGGGGTGGTTTACCTAACACGCCCAGGGAGGTGTGGGCAGTCTCAAGTTCTGATAAGAGCTGTGTATATTCTTGGCACGCCGCTCTTGCTGAATCCAGATCCGTCTGCTTTGCCGCCAAAACTTGTTGGTGCTTAGTGTCGTGGAAGGCCTGTCCGCACGTGTGACATTCATGGTTTTCAAGCGTTTGGATTTCTTTGGATAGTTTGGAAATCGACTTCTCTTCGCGACCAATGTCAAGTTTTGTTCGGCTAATCTGGCCAGCCAGTTCATTGATGTCCTTGCGTTTTTGGTCCCACGTCTTGTGTTCCTTGTGGGCCGCGATCTCGGAGTCAATGTCAATTTCTTGTAACGCCGCAAGGGCCTTCTCAAGTTCCTGTATATCTTCTGCATGTTTGGTCGTCCATAAGGTCTGTCTACGCTTCAAGGCCGTGATCTGTTCTTCGATGCGCCCGTTGGCATCCTGCACAGCACGGATACGGAATTCTTCTTGTGTGATTGCGTCTTTGGTCTGTCGGTTCAGTTCCTTGATCCTATCCGCACGTTCACTCAGCATGGTGATGCCTAGTAGCTGTTCGATGATGGTTCTTTGATCATTGGCCTTTAAACTCAAGAACGGTTCAGTGTAGGTATTTAATGCCAAGATATGCTTGAACATGTCGTGACTAAGGCCCAAGGTCTGTTCTATGGCTTCCTGTGTTTCTCTACTATCACCTTGCGCATTGTCTGTGGCGGCCTGTTCTTGGTTGTTCACAAAGAATCGCAACACATTGGGTTTACGACCACGTTCGATCCTGTACTGTTGCGAACCCACAACAAAATCCAAACTGACCAGCATGTTCTTGCCATTGGTCTTGTTTACTAGATTGTCTTTTCTTATGTTGCTGAGTGCTTGTCCGTATAGGCTGTAGCTAAGAGCATTGATGATCGTGGTCTTGCCTGTACCATTTCTAGATCCGTCGCCACCAAGGTCTAGGTTTTCACCCAGCACCAGGGTCAAGTCGCGTCGATCAAAGTCAATGCCTTGTGTGGCAGCACCCACGCTCATGAAGTTTCGTACTGTGAGATTTTTTATTTGTATCATTATTTTTTATTATACACTAAAGTCCTGGTCTAGCCAACCAAATTGAGTTCGCCAGTTGGTTTTTCTTCTTACATCCAACTGGTCAAGATAAGTTTTTAAATTTTCAATATAGATATTATCTCTAATAGAATTCTTTTGTTTATTGGCAATTCCTTCCATGGCAAGAAACCGTCCTTGTTGAATAGAATTATTTTTTGGCATTAGCTGTAATATTTTTTCAAAATCGTTGTCAAATACTCCAGATCCAAATATGTACGGATTATCCTGTTGCCCAGATGTATTAAAACTATGAATAATTGGTTCTGATTGCCACCGACCTGCAACCTTTGTTTGTTGAGTATTCCAATGATTGATTTTTTCTAATAAAGTTGGCAGGCCCTTAATCGTCAGCGCAGATATTGCACTGTTAATACTTAAAGATATCCATGGCCGATCAATACAGTATTCAAAATTTTGTAACCATGTTTCAAGATTTAGTCCATACCGCACATATTCTTGTTCGGGTCCCCAACAATCTAAACTAGCAGTTAGTTGTAATTGCCATATTTTATTTCTTAACACCAATCTTTCAAATTGATGTATATATTTTTTAAATCGTTCATGCGGAATATTGAGATTAGATATAATACTAAATGTTAAATCTGGATTTCCGTGTGTGTTCCAAAAGTCAATACTATCGTCTAGTTCTTTAAGTAAAAACGGCTCTCCTCCTAGTATATGATAGCGTTGAATCACCTGGTAACGATTATCGGTTGAAAGATAATTCCAAAAATCGTTGACCATACGATCGTAATTTGAATTAAATTGCGATAAACGAACACTATATTCTGTGGCGTCGTTGCCAAAAGATTCGTCAAATTTTCTATTTTCTTCCTCCCACAAGCTACTGTGATGAGGTCCGCAGTACACACAGGCCATGTTACAGGTATTTTTAAAATATACCTCGACAATAGTTGGGGTAATTGAAGTTTCTTTTGAATTTGTAAGCAGTTCGGGTGGCACCAACTTTACATTTTCTTGTTGGTACAAGTTAAACTGCCGATCGCTATACCCACCAGATTCTTCAACACTCTGGCAATATTGACAACCGTCGGCTGGCCACTGTCCGTTCAACATAACAGTTCTTGCAGCAACCTTATCTGGCAAATTATGAAATTGATCAAAATTATCAGGATCAATTGCAAATTTTTTTGTTCTATGACAGGATGCTGTAGAACCACTGTTAAAATATATAGTACTCCAGGACCATTTTAATAAACAGGCAGTATCTGTTTGTATAGGAAAAATAGGATATTTTGCGGGCATTGATTTATAAATTCTGATATATTTTTAACAGTAATTTTGGATCGTAGAATTCGCTTTCAATATTGGTCAGCTGATCTGTGACAATCTGATCCACGCTTTCAAACTTGATTTCACCGGGTGCCATGTCGGCATCTACCGCTGTGCTCTTGACCGGTATCAAGGCCATCTCTCTTAGATTGTAATCCTTTACAAATGTGTCCTTGATAAAATTGGCTTCTTCGTAGCTGATGTCAATGTCTAACTCTACACGCACATGCATATTGGCTGCTAATAGTTCAGAGGCACTGTCGATCACCCGGCTCAATTTCAAGACACGATACAAGGGTTGACCTGGCCAGCTAAAATACTGATCGGCCTGTCCCCACTCTTTGACCATCATGCCACGATTGCTGTCGCCGGCATCAGCAAAGTTGTGTGGAAAACAGTTGCCAATATAGTTCACGTTTCGCTTGCTTTGTCTCAAGTGGAAGTGTCCAGAGTACACACTTTCGATTCCACCAAACGCATCCACACGGATCTCGCCGTGGTCGGGCATTTCTACCATGGCATTCATTTTAAAATGTGGTAATTCAAAATGTCCAAACATGTACTTGGCCGTCATCTTGGGTATGCGTTTGTGATCATCACCAACCAGCCAAGGAGCAATAATGACATCGTCCTTTTGAAACCAGTCGTTCACAATGACTATGTTGGGCAAGTGTTTGGCCCACTCGGCTCCGTGTATGTCTCGCTTGTCGCGATAGTATAGATCGTGATTGCCCGGAATAAAATAAAACTGATCAAAGGCCGCTGATAGTTTTTCCAGGGCCTGCAGGCTAAACTGCAAGGTCTGCAGGTTGATTGATGCACGATGATTGTGCCAATCGCCCAGGAACATACCGGTTTCGCAACCTTGCGCTTTGGCAGTGGCAATAAACCAATCAACAAATGCTTCACAATCTCTATTGTGGACCAGGCTGTTGCTTTTTAGTCCCCAATGTATGTCAGTACAGATAGCTGCTTTACGAAATAGATTTGTCATCTAGCTAGTATACTACTCCTCGTTGGATATTACGACCTCTCCGGCAACATGATCTGGGTTACGTCGTCCAGCATTTTGTCTAGTCCAGCTAGGATTGAGCCCGTTCATTTCTAGTATGTCATCACGTATGTTTTGATTTTTCTTTTCCAGATTCAAGATCCTAGTAAAGCTATTGGTGATAGCGGCAGTATAATATGCAAAAGGGTTCTGCGATTTTGATTCGTCAAACTGCAGGCCAATTTGGCTAAGCTGTAGTAGGGCTTGTCCCCGCATTTCTTCATTGTAGGTGTATCCTCTCCAGTTGCTTCGTGTGGCATAGCGTTCGCACAGCTTCATGAACATGGTAGCCAGCTTACGAGTCATTTTACCATGATCCTTGCTGAACTCACCGTATTCTAGATCGCCCTTCCAGTGGCTCTTGCCCACCAAGAACGGTTCTTTGTTATCGTCCAATCGGTAGTGATAAAACGGAGGAAAGTTCAATCTCACATGAACTGGACTTAGTATAGGTTCTTCGATCAGTTCAGCTAACGGATCTTCGGGTTCGAGCTCCAGCTCAAATATCTCGTCGATCTTTTTCTTTTTGGTAGCACTTTTAGGTATCTTTTTGGGTGCCATGGGTATGTGTTCCCAACAAGTGATGCGGAACACTAGATCTGTATTAGGTATCCGTACAGGGTCCACCACTTGCCCAGTTTCTCGCTTGACACGGTCAGCCCTGTTGCGTCTGGCTTCGGCCACTGTGCGTTGATTTATTTTTAACACAGTGGGCAGGATAATGTCATACTGATGATCCAGAACCGGATCACGATAGGCGCAATAGCTGTTTTTACTTAGATGTATTTCTTTCAAGATATCTCTGTTGTTGAGATAGTTGACTTTTGCTGGGGTTTTTGGTATGGTTGTGGCCACTAGTGAATCTCCTTGATGTGTATTTATTTTACAACACTTTTGGCATTTGTCAACCTCTATATCATTATATAGGTGGTTTATTTTTGCGATAAATATCGTATAGGAAAAATATTATGGCTGATTTAACAGGACAGACAGTTACTACTACCAATGGAAACACGGTCACCTATGGACCCGATGGCAAGCCCCGGATGAATGTGGCCCCTGATGGCACAACACAATACTATGATGCATTGGGCAACGAAATCAGCAACCCTGCTGAAATCAAAGCAACCCAGGCCGCAATTAATTCACAGCCCAACTACAATGTTCCGCCAACTCCGACCAACAACCCCGCTGGCCCACAACCTGCTAATCCTCCAACAAATGTTGCAGCTCTAGTCGAAGCTGGACAAACACCGCAAACTGCTTTATTGAGCTCTACTGAAAACAGTCAACTTACCACGGCACAACAACTTAGTGCTCGGGCGCAAGCAGCAGAACAAAACGCCATAGTAAAATTAACTGAAGCTCAAATTCAACTTGACAAACTGAAACCCGACACAGAAGCATACGACCGGGCACAACAATCAGTGAATCTTTTACGTGAGCAAGCCGAGCTGGCTGAGACGCAGGTACAGGCCGCAAAAGAAAATTTAAAAATAGAAGCGACCCTGGCACAGGACGCTGGGCGAATAACCACGGTGACTCCTTCACAACAACCGCCAAATCTCGATAGATTCAATGTGGTATCGTCTAATAAAATAAGTGTAGCAGCCCAGATTGAGGCCGGGCTTGATCCAGAAACAGCACTGGCCAGTGTTCAGGCTCTTGCAATTGACGATCCGTTTGCCCAAGAAAATGCATCACCAGAACCTCTTGCCCGCACAATCACTGTGCCCGGCGACTATTCTGTAGTACCAAACAACAACGGCAGTTTTGATGTGGTAGAAACTCAAACTGGAGTCACAGTAGCATCCGGACTAGATCGCGACGAAGCCAGTTTGTTTGCATACGAACAATCACAGATTGACACCGGGGTTGAGATACCCAATCCAGATGCCGAAGAAGTGCCCAATCAATTGTCTGGTCCAACCGACGTAGAAGATCCGCTGGCACTGTATGCATCCCAGGAACTGGATGTCACTGGCACTCTAGCAGAATCCTTGACAGCCCCCAATCCTTATCGTGAACGACAGGCCTACGACGAAGACGGCAATCTCAATCCGGGATTTACTCTAGATGAAGACAACAATCCAGTATTTGTAGGCTACGATTTTGTGGAGCCAGCCACGCAGGCCAGCAGTGATCAATCCAGGGCCGTAGCAGCTGGTGCAGCCAATGTAAAAAAACAACAGACTATACTAACTCAACAACGAACCCTAAACAACACTGACTGGCGATTGCGCCTGAGTCTAGCAGACAACAGTGATTATCTATACAATGCTGAAAATGCTTTCATACTCAACCCGCTCAAGTCCAGCAACGGAGTTATATTTCCATATACGCCACAAATTTCTACCAATTACAAGGCCAACTACAATCCCACCGATCTTACCCACAGCAACTATCGCGGATATTTTTACCAAAACAGCTACACCGACAACGTCACTATAACAGCTGCGTTTACGGCACAGGATACCGAAGAGGCCAATTATCTCTTGGCCGTGATACATTTCTTTAGATCAGTGACTAAAATGTTTTACGGACAAAGCCAGAATTTAGGATCACCTCCTCCTATGTGTTTTTTAACCGGGTTTGGAGATTATCAATTTAATAAGCACCCAGTATTGGTCACAAGTTTCAACTACAATCTGCCAGCTGATGTGGATTATATCCGTGCCGGCAGCAGTAACAATTTGCAACTGAATCAAAATCAATTGCGCAACAAACAAGTTCAAACTACCAATAACTCATTGAGCTCGGTTAGGCGATTGGCCACTGCAATAGACTCGTTTGGAAAATCTCTCCCCAAAGGTGCCAAAGCGACAAGGCCAACGCCCAGTAACCCAAACACTGAAAATCCAACCTATGTGCCAACCAAGATAGACATAGTCATAACCTTGTTGCCAGTACAAAGTCGTCAACAGGTAAGTCAGGTATTTAATTTACAACAATTTGCCAACGGCAATCAACTCAAAGGAGGATTCTGGTAATGGCTGCATACGATAGTACTAGTGCTTATTATACAACCGGCTACAGCCAGTTCTTTTTGGATACCATGACCAATCGGCCTATTCCCTTATTACCGGACGACTTGTCATTTGCTATCAATCTAACCTATCAGTACAGACCTGATTTGTTGGCCTATGATCTATACAGCAATCCAGGATTGTGGTGGGTGTTTTATCAACGCAACCCCAACACCTTGACCAAGCCGCCTTTGGATTTTGCTGTGGGCGTTGAAATATTTCTGCCCAGGATAGCTACCTTGCAAACAGTGTTGGGATTCTAACATGGCTGAGATTAAACGGGTGATTGATGGCTACACCATTTCACTTAATCCTTTCAATGACGGTACAATTTTTTATACCATTACCCAGCCAAACGGTCGTGAATTGTTCAGGTCTGCTTCGACCATGGAAGCATTCAACCGATTCACCCAATTCATACAAGACGCCGGTGACCCAGACACTGCCGCTATATATAAAGACTTACAGCTTGCAATACCAGCACTAGATCAACAGGCAAGACAAGCGATTGAAGCGGCAACCCCGCCACCACTAGATGGTGGTCCGGTCAGCTCAGGAGCAGTAGCGGCCAACAATCAGACAGCCAGGACAGACGGGGCAACAGCACAAAACCCAACCAGTCTAGTTACTGAGCCCTTGGGTTCTGTAGAAGAACCGATTGTGGTTGACGAGGGCCTGGATCCAGATCCAATCAAGTTATCAATAAGCCAAGCTACTCCTGCTCCTAACATAAACACTGGAAGAATAAATGTTGCAGCCCTGGTCGAAGGTGGACTCAGCCCACAAGAAGCCCTGGACGTTGCTGCCGGGGGCACAGCCAGCTCAGCCACACAACCTGGTGTTGGTGACGGCAGAGCCGACAGTCCTGTAATCACTGGTAACTCAACCAAAGACATAATCAAATCCACATTTGGAACAGCCACAAATAGTCGTATCATCACTCAACCCAACATACTTGATGAATATGCCAGCTATACATACCAGATCAGTTGGTATCTAATGACCGACGTTCAGTTTAACCAATTAATAAATTCTCCCCAACGCAGTGTAGCTGGCTGGACACTGTTGATGCAAAGCGGCGGAGCTCCAACAACAACAAGCAATAATTCTACCGGCGCATCAAGTCCGGGCGGACGTAGTGCAATGTTTCCTGTTGATTACTATATAGATGATTTAGAAATAACATCCAGCGCGCCCGGAGGAGGAACCCAGATGGCCCACTGTGCCACTGATATCAAATTTAAAGTAACTGAACCCAACGGAATAACCTTGATACAAAATCTCTATCGAGCAGTTAGAGAAATAAACACTCCGGGCGGCACATTTATTGATCCAACTGTTCCTGACTACGCCTCTCAAGACCGCCGGGCCAATGCATCTGGTAGCAATCTTACTCCAAACTACATAAAAGCTCAGTATTGCCTGGTTGTTCGTTTTTACGGATATGACAGCCAAGGCAATTTGTCAGCACCCATAATAGGTAGATACAACAGACGGGGCACAGGCCAGATCACTACCACTGACCCTAGGGCCATAGTAGAAAAAATATATCCATTTACTCTGACTAAACTTACTTTTCGTGTAGCTAAAGCACAAGTTGAATACAACATTGAAGCCAAGCCGGTGGCACAAAACGTTGCCATAGGTCAAAATAGAGGAACTATACCTTTTCCTTTCCAGCTGTCAGGAACCACTGTGAAAGATCTGCTAAGAGGAAATGCACCTTTATCACAACTACCGCCACTGGCAGGCGAGAGAACACCACAGGCAACACCGTCAAGTTCTAACATTCCGCCCGGTCCTCCTAATCCACGATCAACCAGTGCCGGTGTAGATGCGTTGGGCAACTTTACCGGTGAAAGTGACTCACCAACCCAGGTAGGAGCATAAGCATGGCTGATCTAACAAACAAACAACAAAATTTAGTCGACGACGGAAAGTTTGGTTCGGGCTTTGGAGCAGGTCCGCGTAGGTTTGGAGCAAATAATCAACAAACAGTTCTTGGAACAGGAGCCGGAGTAAGACAAGTAGCGCAACCAACACAGACCACTACTACAGCTCCAGCAAAGGCTCCGGCAGCACCCACCGGTAATCAAAATTATATTTTTACTGGATTGGTAGAGGCCTTGAATACCTATCAAAATGATTTGGCCAAACAAAACAAATACGACATAGCCGATGTTTACGAAATTATATTTGAACCAGTGGCTTTGGAAGAATCCACCATTAAAAAACCTGGCAGTACTGACCGATCAAAGACTGCCAACAAGAATAGCGATACTGCCAAAGAAACATTAGACCCCAAAACTGATAGAGTAGACAACAACAGTCAAAATTGGCCTATATCTCAAGGCACTCAGGTAGTACAGGCAATTGATCAAATTTTGCGCAGTAGCAGTTTTGTGTCAGATCAGGCCTTGCAACAAGTCGATCCTCTCACTCAAGAAGTTTTGCCCAACCCCAAGGCTGGAGGAGGAACCACAGTATGGTACAAGGTAAGTGTACAGGCCACAAGCCTTGGTTACGATGTTGCACGCCGAGACTATGCTTATCGTATGACATATCTAATAACTCCATATGCTGTCAGCAACTTGGAAACACCATTTTTTCCTAAAAGTAGATATCGCGGCAGTCACAAAAGCTATTACTATTGGTTTACAGGACAAAACACACAGATTTTAAATTTTGAACAGGCCTTTAATACCTTGTATACTCTGATACTCGGTGGTAATGGACCTGTAGCAGCCAGAACACGGCTGACCACAGACTATCGAGACCAGTACAGTTACACTGCCATGCCAACCACTACCCAAAAAACTGGTCAGGCAACAGGAACTTATACCAACAACGCAGTTGACAGCCTTACTGATTTTTTTTACGATCCAAGCGCCCAAAGCGAAGTCACCCTGCGTATAGTAGGAGATCCTGCTTGGTTACAACAAGGAGAAGCCAGTGGAGGAATTACCAATGGTCAGTTTACGTTTGCGCCGTTCAATGCTGATGGCAGTATCAACTACGACAGCCAAGAAATAGTTTTTGATATCAGCTGGAACCAGCCGCAAGATTATGATTTTTCTACTGGAGTCATGAATGTGAACAATCAACAAGGACTTCCAAGACAGAACAACACCTATACTGCCACAGCGGTAAAATCTTTTTTTAGTAAAGGTCGATTTGAACAAGAACTAAAAGGAAAACAAATATTGGAATCAGCCCAACTTGAACAACAGACCCCGGTTGTTGTTCCGCCTGCTCCTCCAAAAGCATCAGTTCCTAAATTTGATCCCTACGAACTAAATGAAACCATACGACCAAGATTAACGCAACCAAACAGATTTAATTTTAAATCAAAAAATCGTACAGGAACAGATCAATAACAGATCAATATCGAGAAAGAATACTAGATGGCTTTAGATAATTTTCAACGCAGTACCGGAACACCCAACACCTTTGACCAAGATCGTGGCGGGTTACCAGGCTCCTCTGGCCCCTACATCGGCGAAGTGCGCAACAACAACGATCCTACTCGTATGGGACGTCTGCAAGTGTACATTGAAACATTCGGAGGTCCTGACAAAAACAATCAAGATCTTTGGCGCACAGTAAGCTACTGTACGCCATTTTATGGTGCTACACCCAAGGGCGGTAGTGCTGGAACTGGTACCTTTTTAGATGGCAACCAACAGAGTTACGGCATGTGGTTCACACCTCCTGACATTGGCACACAGGTCTTGTGCTTTTTTGTCAACGACGATCCAGGTAATGGATACTATATAGGATGCTTGCCAGAAAATGGTATCACACACATGATCCCGGCTATTGGTGCGGTAGGTCAAGATCAAGCACAAACTCAAAATGCCATACAAGGCGAGTATCTAAGCAGTTCACCAAGGTTGCCGGTTACTGAAATAAACAATGCACCCAGCAATCCTAAAACTAGCGAAAGTCCCACATTCTTCAACGAAAAGAAACCGGTGCACAGTTATGTGGCTGGTGTGTTATTTCAACAAGGCTTGAACAATGACACTGTTCGTGGCCCAATTGGTTCCAGTGCCCAGAGAGAAAGCCCAAGCAACTGCTATGGAATTAGCACTCCGGGTCGCGCTATCTATCAAAGCGGACTGGGTGACACCAACAATCCCAAGGCACTAGATCAACAAACGCTACAAGGCATTGCTGTGATTGGACGCCGGGGTGGACACAGTTTTGTCATGGACGATGGAGCACTAAATGGATCTGATAATTTGGTCAGAATCAGGACCGCCAAAGGACATCAGATAACCATGAGTGATGACGGCAACTGTTTTTATATCTGTCATGCTAACGGACAGACCTGGGTCGAGCTTGGACAAGAAGGCACACTTGATGTTTACAGCACCAACAGTATAAACATGCGAACCGAAGGCACAATAAATCTACATGCCGACGCAGATGTTAATATTTTTGCTGGCGGAAGCATGAATCTCAAAAGCATCAAAGGTACCAGTATACAAAGTGATGGAGATGCTGATCTGGCAGGCAAAGGTAAACTCAGCCTGTTTGGAGAAAGCAGCATGGCCATCAAGAGCGGTGGAGGACTGGCAATCAAGAGCGGTCTAGGCAGTTGGGCGTCAGAAGGACAACTCAGTTTAACTGGCAGCAAGGTCTTGCTCAACAGTGGTGGCGGACAGCCAGCAGACGCTCCTACTGCAATAACCAAATATCTAATGCCCGGCGTGGAATTTAATCCCAGCACTGGTTGGCAAACCAGCTCTACCGGTACTGAAAGTTGTTGTACCCGGGCACCCACACACGAACCGTATGCCTATCACAATCAAGGTGTATCTGTGCAGTCTTCAATTGTGCAACCGGGACAACCAAGTCCTCCGCCCGATGCAGCTGCTTTACCAGCTGGAGTGAGTATCACAAAAACATCATGAGCATATTCAACTATACTCTTCCTTCAGGTTCTACATTCAGACTATCTGCACCTGCTGGCACCACACAGTTACAGGCTGATTTGATATTTTATGGTCAAGTGGCCGCTGGGGCATTGGTGGGCTACAGCCCTGGGCAAACACTGACCGGTGCCGCAACAAACATTACCAAGTTTGCGCTTAGTAGATTGGATCGAGGAACAGCCGGAGTTGACAACCAGGCAATACTTTCGTTGATAGGTAGTGGTCTAGGGGCATCAATAGCAACAAACAACGGACTAGGGATATTGACAAATAATTCACTGAATGCATTGACCAACAGCATATTGAATACATTGGCAAATGACGGACTGGGCATATCAACAAATAATGCACTACTGAATGCGTTGACAAACAATGGACTAGGGATATTGACAAATAATTCACTGAATGCATTGACAAATAATTCACTAGGTACATTGACAACCAGCATACTGGATGCATTAACAAACAATGGATTGAATGCAATTTTGACGTTGAACAATTTGCCCACCAGTACTGGAATACCCGCATTGGTTAACACGCCGTTGACTAATCCAATTAATCAAGCCAATTTAATAAACATCAACACAGGTCTTCCTGTTGCAGCAATTGGGCCTCTCAGTTCAATACAGGTGCAAGGTATCCTGGCCCAGGTGGCCAACCTGGTGGATCAGCCCGCCGACACAATGAGTGACGATAAGGGAGTTGGACAATACGGTCTAAGCTGTGTGCAATTAGAACAGGCCGGGTATGTCAAGCCCAATACTTGGAAACGATTTATATTTGATCCAGCGCCGTTGACCAGTGTACTGAGTTCTCCTGGAATTTGGACTGGCAAAGGCGGAATTACTACAGCCGCACAATTTTTAGCAAATCCAGGAACACAAACTAGGGCCATGACATCGTTACTACAAGATGGTTACACTGGGCTGGTATCAAATGGAGTAATAACTCCATCAACCACACAGGCAATAACAGCCAGTGTTGGACAGGTGTTTACACAAAATAGCGTGACCAGTGTCTTGACAAATACCGCAGTGGGAGATGTAGGTGCCTTGGTTGCCAACGCAGGAAGATTTGGATCAGCAGCCACAGCAGCCTGGAGTCAGACTAGTAATTTAACAAGTTTAGTAAATGGACAGCTTCCAAATCCAGCCGGTGTTCTTAGCGGTCTAAGCGGATCATTGAGTACCACGGTTGGTAATATTGGACAAAGTGTTAGCTCGCTGACCAGTAACCTTGACATCACAGGCAAGGCTGCACAGTTTGCCACAGCATTTAGCAATCCAACAAGTGCAATTACTAATTTAGCAAATACCGATGTAGGTGCCCTGGCCACAGGTGCTCTTGACAATGCCACTGCGGCTGTTTCTGGTGCAATTGACAATGCCACTGCGGCAGCAACCGGCGCTGTCAGCAGTGCGATTGATGCAGTCAACGGTCAAATAAGCAACGTAACTGATAAACTCAATGGTTTATCTAATTTGAGTTTAGACAGTCTTAGCAATATATTTGGTGGCGGAGCTGGCGATCTAGTAGCAAAAGTACAAACCGCAGCTGGATTTACAAACACAACAAATCGTGCCACACTGGATGTGGCATTTGTTAAGATACTAGGAAGTTCTAAAATACCAGTGCCTTCGTTTGAAGCACCATCGGCTAATAGTTTGTCTTTGAGTTCTCTTGCAGATATTTCATCAGCAGCAACAATCCTACAGAACTTAAAAAGCCAAGGCGGTGCGTTATTAAGCCAAGTCTCTCAAGCACAAAATACTGTGACAGGGCTAATAAGTCAGGCACAAAATACTGCATCGGGAATATCCACGCAGGCCGGCGGTGTGATTAGTAATGCTTTAAATCAAGCGAGACCCACCTTTCCACGAATAGGATAAGAGTAAATACATTATGACTACGTTTATTGGATTTAATACCATCAATCAAAACAAGTATTTTACTTTAACTGATTTTGAACTGATCAAAAGAGACTTGCTAAATGCTTTTAATATTAGACAAGGTGAACTGGTGGGCCGTCCTGCCTACGGAACTACCCTGTGGGACATGTTGTTTGAAAATCAAACACAAGATACTTTGCAATCAATGTACACTGAAATCCAGCGTGTAGCAGCCGGAGATCCTAGGATTTATATCAGCGCCCTAGAAGTATTCCCACAAGAAAACGGCCTGTTGATACAGCTTGAGCTTACCGTAGTTCCAACCACAGACGCACAAAGATTGAGTGTTTTCTTTGATCAGACTCAGCGTGTAGCCACGTATGTTTAACTACCCAGATTATTAATGCCATAAATACAAAACACTGGAAGAACTATGGCTACAACTACAAGACAAACTGTAATATTTGGCGTCGAGGATTGGAAACGGATCTATCAAACCTATAGAGAAGCCGACTTTCAAAGTTATGATTTTGAAACACTGCGTAAAAGTTTTGTAGATTATTTGCGCCTGTACTATCCAGAAACTTTCAATGACTACATTGAAAGTAGTGAATTCATTGCCTTGCTTGACGTCATGGCTTTTATGGGCCAGGCACTGGCATTCAGAACAGACTTAAACACCAGAGAAAATTACCTAGACACAGCTGAACGTAGAGACAGCGTGATCAAGCTGGCCAATTTGGTCAGCTATACTCCGTTGCGTAATACCGAAGCAAGTGGTTATCTCAAAGTATTCAGTGTCAGTACCACAGAAAGTGTTTTTGACTACAATGGTATCAATCTTGCCAACCTCACTATAAACTGGGCTGATCCTACCAATCTTGATTGGCAAGAACAATTTACCGTTATTATCAATGCCTCCTTGGTCAATACACAACGCTTTGGTCGCCCAGGTGCTAGCCAAGATATCCTTGGAGTTGGCACACAAGAATACACTATCAATCTTGTTCCAGGGTTTTTACCAGTGATTCCATATACTGCCACAGTTGATGGAGTCAACATGCCTTTTGAAGTGGTCAACGCCACCGCAGTAGGACAAGATTACATATACGAACCGCCGCCGTTGCCTATTGGCAGATTCAATGTTTTATTCCGTAACGATCAATTGGGCTTTGCTAGTGCCAACACCGGGTACTTTTTCTTGTTCAAGCAAGGTACGCTACAAAATCAAGACTTTAATTTGGCCGAAAGAATTACAAATCGTGCGGTCAATATAAACATTGAAGGCGTTAATAATACCGATGTGTGGTTGTATCAATTGGATAATGTGGGTAATATCAGCACTTTTTGGAGACCAGTGCAAAGTGTTTATGCAGCCGCAGTTGAACAGTTGGCCGTAGGCACACAAAATATCTACAGTATTGCCAGTCGAGTAAATGATCAAATCACTTTGAATTTTGGTGACGGCATATTCAGTACTATCCCTGTTGGCACATTTAGAACTTATGTTAGAGCCAGCAATGGATTGACTTATATTATCAATCCGCAGGAAATGCAAAGCGTACAGATCCCCATCAGCTATGTGAGTCGTACTGGGCAAATTGAAACACTGACCTTCACTTGCGGAATTACTCAGCCAGTGACCAATGCCCAGTCTAGAGAAACCATTGCTGAAATCAAACAACGTGCTCCTGCACAATACTATACACAAAACAGAATGGTCAACGGCGAAGACTATAGTAATTTTCCATTTACACAGTACAACAGTATACTAAAAAGCACAGCGGTAAATCGTGCCAGCATTGGTACCAGCAGATATCTTGACCTAGTTGATGGTACAGGAAAATATTCCAGCACTAATATTTTTGCCAGCGATGGTGCCTTGTATGAAAGCAATTTAACACCGGCATTTTTATTCAGTTGGCTCAGTATCAACGACATCAGCGATGTGGTATATAATCAACTCAATCCATTGTTGGCCAAGGCCGGTATGCAACAGTTTTACTATGCTAATTTTCGTCCAAGACCACAGCTGGCCTCGTATCAATATACTTGGCATCTCAGCACAGTTATAACAAACGAAGCCACAGGCTATTTTGAAAACAGTGCAGGACAACCAGTTCCCATTGGTGAGTATGCCAGCAACAATGCCAAGTATATCACAGTTGGTAGCCTGGTAAAATTTATTCCACCCAGTGGCTATTACTTTGATGCAGAGAACCGTTTGCAAGCAGGCTCAGCAACACAGCCAAATCAAAAAATGGTATTGTGGGCAGGTCCCACTGCGGTATATCTAGCAGGTATTGCAGACGGGCTAGGAAATTTACCCGACGGCACAGGTCCAGTGGTGTTGAATACCTATGTACCAAATGGTGCAATACCCGTAGAAGTTATTCCGTTATTTGTAACAGATATACCCACCAGTCTAAAACAAGATATTGTAAATCAAATTTATCAAAATCAAAATTTTGGTCTAGGGTATGATAATCTTACAGCCACCTGGTACCTGATTACCAGCAGTAACCTAGACACAAATGCCGAATTCAGTTTAACCAACGCACAGAACACATCTGGCACCAATATTGATGCCAGTTGGCTAATACAGTGTACCACCAATGGTGCAAACTATACTGTAATATCACGATCCTTGGATTATTTCTTTGGTAGTGTGGCAGAAACAAGATTCTTCTTTTACACCAGCGATCCAATTTATGACAGTCGCACTGGCACTGTGATTAGTGATTATGTAAACATACTCAAAATCAATTCAGAACCCGATACAAACTATCCCTTGCCTGAAGATGCTAGATTGCCCATCATTGCTCAACCAGTCTTAACTGATGGACTCACAGATGACTTCCAGGTAGAAGTCAGTTTTGAAACCAGCGCCGGTGGAACTGTTCCTGTTGATCCAGACTTTTTTGACAATCTTGTGGCACCTGCAGTGAGTCCCAATAACAAATTGGTATTCTTCCAACAGACTGTGGACTTTGACAATTTACAAAGATATCTTTTGGTGCAAAATGGCATAGTCAACAGCGAGTATCCCACCCAGGACACAATATTGGTGGTGCTAGATCAATACAACATAGGACAGGTATTCTATGCATACAATCAATATCTTACATATGATAATGGCCAACCTAGACCTATTACTGACCAAATTTTTTACACATTAGAATTAAACAGCTCTGGTGTAAGAATACTCACAGTCAATAGTACTTTTGTAGCCAGAATTGGTCGACAAGATTTGTATTTTCAATACAGACACAACAGTCCCCTGACCAATCGTATTGACCCAGGTAGCACAAATATCATTGATGTATATGTGGTCACTAATGAATATTATACCTCCTATCAAAACTGGCTAAGAGATGTTACCGGCACAGTGTCAGAACCCAGTCCGCCTACTATAGATCAATTAAACACGGCCTACGCCGGACTTGATACCTACAAGATGATTTCAGACAATTTGATTTTGAATTCCGTCGACTTCCAGCCCTTGTTTGGTCGCAAAGCTGATGTTGCACTACGGGCCACTATCAAAGTTATCCAGAACGGCCAGAGCACAGCCAGCAATAGTGAAATACGCAATCTTGTGGTGGCCACAATGGAAACTTATTTTGATTTGGCAGCATGGAACTTTGGAGATACATTTTACTTCAGTGAACTTGCGGCCTATATACATCAACAGATTGGAGACATTGTCAGCAGCGTGGTCCTGGTTCCCTTAGATCCACAAAAGAGCTTTGGTGACTTGTATGAAATAAGATCTGCTCCAAATCAAATATTTGTCAATGGTGCCACAGTCAACGATGTAGAAGTTATTACCGCACTCACCAGCACAAATTTACAAACTGCACCTGGTAGTGGAGTAATTTAATGGCCAACAATGTACGCTCAGTAGACTTTCTTCCAGAGATATTCCAGACTCCAGTCAACCAACAGTTTTTGGCCGCAACACTGGATCAGTTAATACAAGAACCAGCATTTAAAAAGAGTCAAGGATTTATTGGTCGCCGTATTGGTCCTGGAGTAAATGCTAATGATCGTTACGTGGTAGAACCCACTGCGGTACGCAACAACTATCAACTGGAGCCCGGTGTCTGTCAGATCAATCCTGACAATACTCGTCAGGTCATTGATGCTATTACCTATCCTGGAATCAATGATGCCCTGGCTTTACAAGGCGCAGTGGTCAATAACCCATCTGATCTGTACAAGAGTGATTACTATACTTGGGATCCATTTGTTGACTTTGACAAGTTTATAAATTATGCACAATATTACTGGGTTCCGGGTGGCCCAGACGCAGTCACAGTCAGTGCCACAGGAGTTCCTACATTTCAAAACTACACAGTAACTCGCAACAGCAACGGATACTATACATTTTCTGGAGTGCGCGGCAACAACCCAACACTTACTTTAGCCCGTCAAGGATCTTATAATTTTAACATAGCACAAAATGATCAAGTTACCGTACAGTATCGTGTGACCAACAACGGTACCACCGCCTGGACCATCAACTACGACAGCAATCCAACATTGAGCCTGGTGCGTGGCAATACCTATATATTCAATTTGTCGTTGTCGGCACCATTGCCGTTTTATATCAAAACAGAACTCAGCTTTGGTTCTATTAATCAATACAACAATGGTGTCTCTCGTAATGGCTCCGTTACTGGACTAATCACATTTACAGTTCCGCAAGATGCTCCGGATACCTTGTACTATTGCAGTTCAACTGAATTCAACATGCGTGGGCAATTTGACATTGTTGATGCTGTGGATGGAACAGGTCCTGATTTTTGGATACAAAGCAGTCCGGGAATAAATGGTGTGATACCTGCTACTCCCAACATTACTAGCAGAGATGTATATGGTGTTGTCAATAACGGCATTGACCTTGGTATTGTAACTTTTAATACTCCTACAGCAACAGAACAAAGTTTTTATTATAACCTGCCGCAACTTGGATCAATTCCAAATCAACCTCCTGGCACAGTAGATCTAGTCGTTAATCTTGGTTTCAATCAGATCAACAATATATATGTGGATACGTTTTTAGACAGCAATCCCAATGGCATAGACGGAATAACCAATCTCAATGGACGTACTGTCTTTTTTCCAAATTCCAGCAGCTGGATAGTAAATGGCCAATATGATGTTCCACCTCAGCCATATGACGCAGCTACATTTAGTAATCTAGAAGAAATAACAAATCCTGCTGTGCAATACGGTATATGGTTGATAAATTATGTGCCAGACGTAGACGGGAGATTATACATATCTCTCACTAGTATTTTGTCAGTGCCCAATTTGACACAGTGTAGCGTATTGTTTGGAACCCAATATGCCAGCACTAGGTGGTATAAAAACAGTTCTGGTTTCTTTGTAACAATGCCGGCGTTGACTGCTGTGCAAGACATATTGTATTATCAAGATAGTCAAGATCCAACCATGATCGGAGTAATAAAATTAGTAGATGTTACTGTTGATGCTGAACTCAAAATAGATGATATAATTGGCAAAACTAATTATACCAGTCCCAATGGGGTGACATTTACCAATGGACTAAAAGTTTTATTCACAGGCATAACAGTGCCAGACACCTATTCGGGCAATGAATACTATGTAGAAGGCGTTGGAACTGCTATACAACTATTGCCAGTTACAGATTTTGTAACTCCTGAAACTTATATTCCAGGATCTCCTGTGGCGCCTGATTATCTTACGATTAATAGAGCCGGCCCAGATCTAAATCCTTGGTCAAGAAGCAATAGATGGTTTCATGTAGATGTGGTTGAACAAACAGCTCAATACAACTCAGACACAAATCCTCCGGTGCTAGATCAAGCATTTCGGGCCAAGCGCCCGATATTGGAATTTAGAGCAGGAACTAGATTATTTGACTTTGGAACGCAAGGTTTGCAACCGGTCAACATTGTGGACTTTTCTCAAGAGGACGCCTTGACAACAGTTGAAGGCCAAGAGGAATTTATTACCGACGGTTATACAGTAGTTCAAGGTAGTACTATAATTTTTGCTGGTGATGAAGATCTTGCAGTTCGTAATAAAGTTTATCAAGTTGAATTTATTACACCAGACACAATACCTCCGCTGATCCCAGAACCAATTATCAATCTAGTGCCCATTGCAACTGTGGTCTATGATCAAACAACTGTGTGCCTGGATGGTGATACACTCACCGGTGTCAGTTTTTACTTTGACGGAGTCAACTGGCTTCAAACACAACAAAAAACTTCAGTAAATCAAGCTCCACTGTTCAACATCTACAATGCCAGTGGCGTAAGTTTTGGCAATCAATCTACCTACCCAAGTAGTAACTTTGTTGGTAGTAAGTTATTCAGCTATGCTGTAGGTACTGGATCAAATGATGTAGTTTTAGGATTTCCATTATCCTATCTTAATCTTTCCAACATTGGTGACATAGTATTTGATAACAATTTGTACAGCGACAGTTTTAATTACACATCCAACAGCCAAGGATTTACCACAGCACTTAGCACAGGGTTTGTAAGACAGTATCAAGATCGAATTGTTTTCCAAAGAGAAATTGGCTGGCAAGATGCTGCGGTACAAAGTCAAATTAGACAACAGTTTAGATTTGCCTACGATGGCCGCCCACTACAATTAGACCTAGCAGTCAACGCCAATACCGTAGTTCCAGCCATACAGATATTTGTCAATGCCAACTTCTTAGAACCCTACGATACCGCAACAGGTGACTACACCTATTCGTATACTACAACGGCTACAACCACAACAATCACTCTGCGTCGGCCTTATGTGGTTGGTGATCTAGTAGAAATACAAGTGCTAAGTGATCAAATAAGCGCCACAGCATTTTATCAAGTGCCCGTCAACTTAGAAAACAATCCATTCAACGGCAACAGCAACCAGTTTACTCTGGGCACTGCAAGAAATCATTACAGTACCATTGGACAAAATTTAATCAATCTTGAAGGACCAGTGATTGGTAACAACAACAGTCGCGACCTTGGCAACATTGTTCCTTATGGTCTACAGATACTGCAACAAAGTGCTCCGCTTACCTTGGCCGGATATTTTTTACGCAGTGAAGAATACAATATTTTTAATGCTTTACAGTTTAACAGCCGAGAGTATATCAAGTTTAAATCATTATTATTAAACACTTCAATAACAAACGACTTTGTCAATTTAACTATACCTCAAATTGTAGATCAGTCAATTGCTATTATCAATGCAGGCGACACCAGCATCAGTCCTTTTTACTGGAGTGATATGTTGCCCACTGGAACCACAGTGGCATCGAACTCGACCACTGTAACACCAATTACCATAGCAAGATTTAACACTGTACAGACTTACGATTTTACTACGTCTAATTACTTGGGGCTGTTGGTGTATGTAAACGATCGATTACTCGCTCGTGGCGTGGAATATGTGGTTGGAGATGGAACTCCTACCTTGACTATTTTAATTCCGTTAGTGGTAGGAGATGTAGTTACTATCAACGAATACAATCCTACTTACGGAAATTTTGTACCAAACACTCCTACCAAGCTAGGTTTGTATCCTAAATACATTCCGCGTATTTACATCAGTACTGACTATGTGAGACCCACGCCAGTAATACAAGGACACGATGGCAGCATTACTGTAGCATTTGGTGACATTAGAGATCAGGTCTTGTTAGAATTTGAAAACAGAATTTATAGTAATCTTAAAACAGATGGCAATCCTGTTCCAATCACTGTGGAACAAGTGTTACCAGGTTTCTTCCGCACAACAGATTATACCGAAGCCGAAATAACCAAGATCCTAGGCGAAGACTTTTTAATCTGGGTGGGTCTAAACAAACTAGATTATACCGCTCAAGATTACTTGACCAATAACCCATTTACCTACAACTACAGCACAGCTGGAAACAGGATCAACAATGCGGTACTAGATCAAGGAGCCTGGCGCGGCATCTATCGTTATTTTTACGATACAATGACACCAAACACTACTCCATGGGAAATGTTGGGCTTTACTGAAAAACCCATCTGGTGGGAAGATCGTTATGGTCCAGTTCCGTATACCAGTGATAACCTGGTGCTATGGGGCGATCTTGAACAAGGACTTGTGGCAGATCCAGTAGCACCATACATCAAACCCAACTTTGCCAGACCTGGGCTGACCACAGTCATTCCAGTCAACAGCCTAGGAGAACTACTACCGCCACTTGAAAGTGTAGTGGGATTGTACAATCCCAATGACTTCCGCAAGAGCTGGACAGTAGGCGACGGTGGTCCAGTTGAAGCGTCATGGTGGATGAGTTCAAGTTATCCATTTGCAGTAATGCGCCTGTTGGCTCTAACTAGACCAGCTGAATTTTTTGCCTTGTTTGCTGATCGAGATCTTTATCGTTACAATGCTGAACTAGAACAGTATCTCTACAACAATCGTTACAGACTTGATGGCAACGGATTAGAAATCTATGGCAATGGTGTCAGCAAAGCCAGCTATATCAACTGGATCATTGACTACAATCAACAACGTGGTATCAACAGCACAACAGCCCTGACTACTGATTTGGCCAATCTTGATGTACGGTTATGTTATCGTATGGCAGCCTGGACTGATCAACAATATCTTGAAGTGTATCTTGAAAAGTCCAGCCCAGACAGTCAAAATGAATCTTTACAGATTCCTCCAGAAAGTTACAATCTTTTAGTTTATCGAGATCAACCCTACGCACAAATTACCTACAGTAGTGTGGTAGTTGAAACTGTGGAAAACGGTTGGGCAGTTTATGGGTATGGCAGTTACCAGCCATACTTTCCAATCATAGTCAGCGCAGTAAACGGAAAATTACAAACGGTATCAGCCGGTGGTGCCACAGTACAAGTGCCAGCACAGTACACCAACAATGTGACCAACATTCCATATGGATATGTGTTTACTAATCGTACCATGATGGTGGACTTTTTATTAAGTTATGGACAGTATCTTGAATCGCAAGGTATGACCTTTACTGAATTGGAAAATGGTTACACACTAAATTGGCCACAAATGGCTCAAGAGTTCTTGTACTTTAGTCAACAAGGCTGGCAGACCGGTACCTTGATCAATCTTAATCCGGCTGCAGGGCAACTCACAGCATATCGATTGGAATCAGTCGTTGACGACATTTATAGTTATAGTCCTGAAAATCAGTTACTGGATCAAAATCGTCAGACAATACCCACAAGAGATTTGATCATACAGCGTGAAGGAAATAGCTTTAAGATAAATCCAGAACCTACAGCCAATCAGGCCATCAGTTTCTTGAACTTACGGTTTACTGATTATGAAAATATTGTAATCTTTGACAATGTCGATATATTCAATGATTTGATTTATGATCCAGTAACTGGAGCAAGACAAAGCAGAATGTATCTAAATGCATTTAATACAGTTGAATGGAACGGCACTCTTGATGCAAAAGGATTTATCCTAAATCAAAACAATGTCAAAGCATGGAATCCAAATTTGAGATATACCAAAGGTGACATTGTACGCTATAAAAATACCTATTGGCAAGCCAGTGGGCTGGTACAACCAAAGACCAAATTTGATTACAATGACTGGCTCAAAAGTAACTATGCTCTGATCGAGCAAGGACTATTGCCTAACCTGGCCAACAAAGCTGACCAATTGGCCAACACTTACAACACACAAACTGCTAATTTAAACAACAACAATGATTTGCTGGCCTATAACTTGATTGGATTTACACCACGGCAGTACATGGCCGATCTCAATCTTGATGATGTTACACAGGTCAATCTTTATCAACAGTTTATCAAAGTCAAAGGAACCACAAGAGCCACAGACTTGTTTACTCGTGTAAACTTGACCAAAGAAAGCGGTAACTATCAGATTTACGAAACCTGGGGTGTGCTGATAGGAACATATGGTGCCAACAGTAATAGAAGTTATTTTGAAATTAACCTCAATGAAGCCAAGTTGACTGGAAGCCCGAGCACAGTACAAATTATTCTGCCAGGGCAAACAAGTCAGGCCAATCAAACTGTGCTATTGAACAATCTCTGGAGTGAAAGCTACAATATCACATCAACTGATATATTACCAACCATATATCCATCCAGCCAGAACACAGCATTGCCATCAGCTGGATATGTCAACATCGACGATGTGGATATAACGGTTTATACCTTGGATGACCCATCTGCTATTGCCGCCAATCTTAACACAGTAGGAACTGGCACAAGTATTTGGGTAGCTAGAGATAATCCTTATAACTGGAATATCTATAGATGCACTCAAATTCCTGGAAAACTGACCCAGATAACAGACAACTTGAACAGTACCAGTATTGCACAGTTCAGCCAGATTACAACTCTAGCTGTTGGTGACTTGATTATTGTACGCTATTTTGCCGACGGAGTAGATGGTGTATACCGTGTGCTAGGACGACCATCACCGACCAGTATCATAATTGCCTATGCATTTACCAATAACAATCAAACCACCTTGACTGGCAATGGCCTAGGATGGTTTTTACAAACAATGAGAGTCAGTCAGGCCAGTGACGTTGCCACGTTACCATATGCAAATGCATTGGTGCCTGGTGCTCGGGCCTGGGTCGATGACAACGGATCCGGCCATTGGGAAGTATTAGAAAAACAAGCGCCTTTCACCTTGACTGAAAGTAAAAATGCTGTAACTCCTCAAACCAATAGTTTGTATGGAACCAGCATTGGACAATCAACCAATCATTATAGTTTACTAGTAGGTAGTCCAAGTGCCGCTGATGGTGGCGCAGTATACACCTATCGTCGAATCGCGTCAGCTGGCAACGCTGGCACATACGCCAACAACATTGTATTATCATTGCCAGCTGAAGATGTAGCTGGATATGGAAATAGTCTTGAATGGGGCGATAACAATTGGGCAGTCATTGGTGCCAGTACCAGCCGCAGTGGTCAAGGATATGCTTCTGTGGTATATCAAATTCCTGGCAGTAACAATTACGAGCAAACACAACTATTAACAGCCTTGAGTAGTAATGCAGTTACAACCAATGCTGTAGCATTTGGCTCGGCAGTAGCAATGAGCAAAGATGAAAGATGGATGTATGTTAGTGCACCAGTTGAAAATTTAGTTTATGCTTACGGCAAGGTAGAAATCCCAGAACAGTCAGTGACTTACACAACCGATGGCACTAGCACAGCATACGCCTGGTCACCTGACTTGATTATCGACCCAGCATATCCTGAACAATTAGCGGTAATTCTTGACAATCAACCACAATCTTATCCAGCTGATTATACCATACCCTTAGATAGCTCTAACGTGGTGTTTGCTACAGCACCGCCAGCTGGTGTTCAGTTAGAGATCGCTCGACGAGCTTTCCAATCTTTTGACGGTACTGGATCGGGTGATCCTACCTATGATTTACAACCATATCTATATACAGCCACCGTTGGTAATACTGCGACAAATATCAATTCATGTACTATTACTGTTGACGGAATAATTCAGCGTCCTTGGATAGATTATGTGTTTTCTGATGATGGAAATGTAACTTTTAATTCAGGATCAGAACCTGCCAGTGCCGCTGTAATTAATGTGACTGCTGGCACATACTGGCAGTATGTTACAACTCTTCCTACTGCTGGTCTGTCATTGTCAGCCAACGCTGTTTTTGGCACCAGCCTAGCAACCAGCACTGACGGAAGAAGTATAATTGTTGGTACCCAAAACGACACAGCCGTAAATGCCGCAGGCAATACTGTGACAGCAGGATCGACCTATGTGTTTGATCGTAGTGTAGTTAGATATGTGGTAACAGATACCGCTCAGACCATTTATGCCATTCCTGGCACGTCAATTGATCCAATCTCGGTACTACACAATGATGTATTTTTAACCAACGAGGCCCAATATGTGCCAGGACAGTTCTCTGTGGTTGGGTCCAACATTGAATTAGCAAGTTCTGTTACACTGACCATTGGAGACAGTATTGAAATTGAAACCAATGAATTCCAGTTTGTACAAAAAATAGTTTCTCAGGCTCCACAAAATGGTGCACGATTTGGAAATGCTGTGGCCATGTGTTCTAATAATTGTAGTCTTTATAGCGGAGCTCCTAGCAACACCAATGTCATTGAACAAGATGGTAGTGTTGAACGACAAGCCAATCAAAGTAGACTGTATGGCGTGACAGTCAGCACTATTGCCAACCCAACCCTGACTCCTGGTACTACAATTCGTATCAACAACATTGAAGTTGCTGTTCCTAACAGTCCTAACAATACTGTGTCTGGATTAGCAACAGCTATCAGTCCTGTAGCATGGTCTATTACAAAACAATATTATATCAATGATCGAGTGATTTATAATTATGTTTGTTATATTGCTACCGCATCAAGTTCAGAGAAGGTACCTAGTTCTTCAAGCGCCTACTGGGACGCATCATTTGTCATACCCAATGTTCAAGCCTCATTGACTGCTGATTTGGAATTCACCGGGGATGGTATTACAAAAATCTTTTTTGTAGGAACGGTGTATAGTACCGCTGGATCAACCCCGGTAGTTTATGTCAATAATGCATTAAGCTCTGGCTACACCTATAATAACACCTCTCAACAAATTGAATTTGTATCTGCTCCAGCAATAGGAGTTAAAATAACAGTGGTCACAGGACGATTGATTTTGTCAACTATTAACAATTCATCGGCCCCAGAATTTAACAAACTCACAGTATTACCTGGAGTGGGCGGAACAGGATCAGCATTTGCGGAACTGGGATTTAATACTTTTATCTATACACAAACACTATACAGTCCAAATCCAGTTGGATACAGTTCTTTTGGTAGTGCAATCAGTATCAATACTGACAGTGTCAACATCGTGATAGGTGCACCAAACGGCAGTGTGTATGAAGCCATGAGCTTTGATGGTGGCGAAACCATTGTTGACGATAACAGCACGTTCTTTAGTAATCCGGTATCCAACTGTGGTGTAGCGTATACATTTGATTATTTGCCAAGTGCTCAATCATCAGTGTCAAACACAGGACAATTGGTATTTGGTCAACAAATTTATCAATTGCCTCGACTGGATACTTTTACTTTTGTCGGTGATGGAACCACAAGAACTTATAATATAAACTCTGTTTATAATACTATTACAAATCCGCCACAAGTTTATTTAAACAATGAGCTCTTAATCCTAGGACCAGACACTTACGACTACGCTTATTATTCTTCTACTTATTTTGTTGTGTTTGCAACTGCACCTAGTACGAATTCTCTTATTTTTATTGAAACAGGACAGGCTGGCACAAGTATTGCAGATCGATTTGGCACAGCAGTAAACTATGTGGATGGACGTCTGATTGTGGGTGCGCCTGGTGTAGATCTTGGAGCTAGTAGTAACACAAACTACGGGTCAATGTCTATATTTGATAATGCCAATAATTTGCCAAGTTGGGCAGTAATACATGAACAACAGCCAGTGGTCAACATTGAGCTGATGAATAGTGTATACAGTTTTGATAAACTGTTAAACAGCACTCAAACCTATTACGACTTTATTGATCCACTACAAGGCAAGATACTGGGAGTGGCTGCTCGCAATATCAATTACATTGGTGCAGTAGATCCAGCCAATTACAATACAGGAACCATACACAACAACGGCACTGCCTGGGGATCTGCTCATGTGGGAGAAATTTGGTGGGACACTGACACTGTGAGATTTATCAATCCCAACCAAGATGATATTGTGTACGCAAGTAAACGCTGGGGCCAGATATTTCCAGGTAGTCGTGTAGACATTTATCAATGGATTCAAAGTGACGTTCCTCCTGCTAGTTATATTGGCATCGGAACTCCATTAAGTGCCACTAGTTATACGGTGTCATCGATACTGACTGCCAATGGAGTGTTTGCCAGCTATTACTATTATTGGGTACGGGGAATCAACACTGTAGACACAGCCAATGGAAAAAATTTAAGCACCACAGCCATTGCCAGTTATATTGCCAATCCACTTGGCAGCGGTCTACCTTATATAGCCGCACTAAATTCTAGTACTGTGGCACTATACAATGCGGTAGGATTAATCAGTGCTCAAGATACAATTTTACACATTGAATATGAACGTCAGATTGGTGGTGCTAATGCTAACATCCATACTGAATATCAATTTGTAAATGAAGGCAAAGCCGACAGCTTTGTTACTGATTCAATCTATCAAAAATTACAAGACAGTTTGTGTGGAGAAGACGTATCTGGTAATTTGGTTCCAGATCCATTCTTGAGTCCAGGTCTGCGTTACGGAGTACAATTCCGTCCACGGCAGAGCATGTTTGTCAACAGATATACAGCATTACAAAACTATCTTGGCCGAGCTAATACTATACTGGCACAATATCCTATCTCAGAGTTACGCACTTTCAATCTGTTGAACAGCAGTGAAAGTATTCCAAATGCCACAACAGCAACAGCTACAGCGGCCACTATCTCTGGAAACATATTGACTGTGGCTGGCACAATCACTGGAGTGTTTGCCTTAGGACAAACCATAAGCGGCACCGGCATTCCTGGTCTAGTCACAATCTTGGATTATGGAACCGGAACTGGCGGAGAAGGAACATATACAATCAGTGCCAGTCTCTCTATCACAGCACGCACTATAACTGGTACTACTGGTTATAATCAAGTTGTTTCTAACTTGACTGTGTTAGGTTATCAAAATCTTGCCGCTGTCAATCTAGGATATCGTTATCTGGTCTTGACTGACAGCAGCCAAGGTGGACGATGGACCATATACGAAGTGGTCACTGACCCCTTGACAGACATCACTGCAACTCGAACTACCTTGTTGGTTCGCATACAAAATTACGATACATCGTTATATTGGAGTTACATCAACTGGAATCAGCCTGGATACAACAGTTCAATACAGCCTGTTGCTCAGGTTGCCATCACAGCCGATCTACAAGCATTAAGTATCAATCAGGCACCTATTGGCAGCAGTGTGCAGGTCAATAACAACGGCCAAGGAAAATATGAAATTTATTTAAGAATTGACACTGGGTGGGAACGTGTGGTACTCGAAGATGGCACTATTGCTTTTGATGCTGTGCTATGGAATTATGCACTTGGTCCTTATGGTTTTTCGGCCGAAGTATATGATGCACAATACTTTGACCAGGCTCCTACAATTGAAACTAGAAAAATTATTCAGGCTATTAATCAAGAACTGTTTACTAATGAGTTTTTGATATATCGCAATGAACTATTGATATTGATGTTCAAATATATCTACAGTGAATTTACAGCCCCAGTCTGGTTAATGAAAAGCAGCTTTATCAATGTGGATCATAAACTGCGTGCCCTGGAGGCGTATCAGCTGTATCAACAAGACAATCAAACTTTTGTGGAACAATATCTACAAGAAGTAAAACCCTATCATGTGCAAACTCTAGCATTTAATTTGGTCTATGATGGATTGGATCTCTATCCTGGATCAATGAGCGACTTTGACGTACCAGCCAGGTGGGATAACACAGTTGAAATCCCACAGTTTGTAAGTCCGGTGTTAACCCCTTACACCGACTCTGTGAGCTTGGTTGAATCATTTGTCAGTGACACCGCTCCAAATGCAGCTATATGGACAGAAACTCCTTGGCAGTCGTGGTTCAATAATTATACCTTGAGCATTATCGGTGCAACTGTAGTAACTGGTGGATCTGGATATAATGTAGTTCCTGAAGTGGTGTTTGGAACCGAATGGCAAGCTGATACGGTTTATACTATTGGACAACAAATTTTTTATGTTAGTGGTCCAACCAATAATTTATACACGGTCACTGCATCTGGAACCACAGGAAATATTCCTCCATCATTCACGTCCGGGTCAGCCCTAAACGGAACAGCTACCTTGTCCTGGTTTGGCAATGGTGCCAGTGGGTATGCCACACTCAGTGGCACAGGTGGTGTACAATCAGTGATTGTGAGCGACCCTGGGTCAGGCTACACGACAACAGCCGCTATAACATTTGTGGGTGGTAATGGAACTGGCGCACAAGCTGTGCCAATCATGACCAATCAGTTGGTAAGAAATTTTACTATTACAATTCGATTTGATCGTTATCAATATGAAACTACTATATACGAATGGCAAGCCAATTACAGTTATGCGCAAGGAGATCGGGTACGTTGGCACAACCTAGTTTGGTCTGCCAACAGTGCTGTTTCAAGTGCCACATTTAACATAGACCAATGGACAGATATCACTATTCCTGTGGACGCTGTTGACATTGTGGCTGGTAATACCTATACCATAACTTCTTTAGGAACAGTCACAAGTCCAACCAATTTTACTTTGATTGGTGCATCTCAAAACATAGTTGGAACACCGTTCATTGCAACAGGAGCAGGCACAGGAACTGGAACCGCAACTATTTTATTAAGTGGTGTAGATCGTACCATGGGCTATTATACTCCTACTCCAAACATGCTGGGACTCAGTTTGCCATTGTTGATTGCAGGTGATCATTATCCAGGTGTGCAAGTAATGGCTCCAAATTTTGATCAAGATATAATAGCTGATCCTGACATACTTGATGCTGTGTATTCCAGTTCGTATCTTGACACATTCCTGGGAACACGTCCAACTGATATCAATGTTGATGGCGGTGGCTACATTGATGTATTCAGCAGTTATGCTCCAGAAGAACTGGTGCCCGGTAGCGAATTTGATACCTTGGATTTCCGTGTATATACCACCGGCGGTCCAACCAACGGAGCTGATTTTAGAATATTCCAGGACATGCGTGGATTACAATTGACCTATATCATCAATGATGAGACTACTACTGAATTGGCTCAAGACCTAGGCACCACCGATGACATAATTTATGTTGACAATGCTGGCGCTTTGGCTGTTCCAAATTTGGCTTCAAATCGATGGGGCGTGTTGACTGTTGGTGCTGAAAGAATTATGTACCGTGAAATTGACCTGGCAAACAACACAGTTAGTGGATTGTTGAGAGGAACTGCTGGTACGGCTATCACGGCTCACATCGATGGAGCAACAGTCTACAACATGGGCACTGATAATTTGTTTAGCCAACAATATCAAAATTACATTGTGGAAACCACCACCGTGGCCAATGGATCCACTACAGTATTTGCTGCTCCAAACATCACTCTAAGCACATCAACTACTGCCTGGGTAATTGGTAACACCTACACATCTGGGGATATTGTCATCAACAGCGGCAGTTTTTACAGTGCCAAACAGAATGTACCAGCTGGCACAGCAATCGCCAACACTGATTACTGGCAACCACTTGCGGTAGCTGTAGAAGTTTATGTGGGCGGACTACGAATAACAGGAGCAACTACATGGGTGATTGGTAATACCTACTCATTTGAAGATATAGTTGTCAACAGCGGCAGTTTCTACAGTGCCAAACAGAATGTACCAGCTGGCACAGCAATAAGCAATACTGATTACTGGCAACCACTCTCCACACCTGCTGAAGCTTATATTGTAACCAATCAAGCCCCAGTATCAGTCACACTGAATACTGCACCACCAGATGGCGTTGCTGTAACTATATTAGTTCGCAGAGGAACCTGGATAGACTATTAAAATACCCCAAGGTTTTCCGGGGGCTGTAAAACAAGCTAAATAAAATATGACTGATAAAAACCAGACAACCAAACAAACTGTTACTGAAAAAACCCCACAGCGTCGTCCCAACGATACCGGAACTATTTCAGTACAAGGACATATAAGGATTTCGGATCCTCAAACCAAGCAGGTATTTGTGGAGAAACGAGCATGATAATCACTCCTGGACTAACAAAAATTGAAGGTTTTGTAAAAATACACGACCCCAGAACAGGCGAAATTTTAGTAGATAAAAAGAATGCCATACACTATGAAAATATCAGTATCTGTATGGCTCGTACTCTAAGCGACCGATCTTTGGTACAAGGCGGAGGATTTATCTATGACATGGCATTTGGCAACGGTGGTAGCGCAGTAGATCCTACTGGAGTTATAACCTATTTGCCCCCCAATACTGTGGGCATTAACGCAAGTCTATACAACGAAACCTACGTTAAAGTAGTGGATGATAACAGCGCAGCCAATCAAGACCCTGGTAACAACTACATGACTGTGGTACACACGTCAGGACAACCTTACACCGACATTATTGTGACCTGTTTGCTAGACTACGGTGAACCAGCAGGACAACAGGCCTTTGATAACAGCACCAATTTCAATGGCGAATACGTGTTTGATGAACTGGGATTGCAATGTAAAGTTGGACCCAGTGCAGGTGATTTATTGTTAATTACCCATGTAATCTTTCATCCTGTGCAAAAAAGTTTGAATCGTCAAATACAGATTGATTACACGTTACGAATCCAAACTCTTACTAACTTGAGTAGAGCATAAATATGCTTATGCTACAGAATAATAAATATAACGGGATCGAATAAACAAATGTCATATACAATAACCCTAACAGATGGAACCATATTTGCAACTATAGCAGACGGTACAATCAACACTTCTGCCAATCCAGCTGTAACATTGGTAGGTAAAAATTACGCTGGATATGGAGCATTCTTAGACACTAACTTCATGAGAATGTTAGAAAATTCTTCTTTCAATACGGCACCACCTGCTCCAATAACTGGACAACTTTGGTGGAACAATACTCCAAACGCTGGGCAACTTTCTGTTTATATGGGTTCGGCCTGGAAATCGCTTGCTGCCTTGGTCGTAGCAAACTCAACTCCTAGCACATCAGTTTATAGTACCACTGGCGATCTTTGGTATGACACTGTAAATCAACAGGTAAACATCTGGACTGGTGCTACCTGGTTGTTGGTAGGTCCACAATTTAGTGCAGGTACAGGTGTAACCGGTGCCTTTGCCAATGTGATAACTGATAGTATTAGTGTAACTCATAAAGTGATAGAGTTAGTGGTCAATAATAATGTAGTCGGTATCATCAGTGAAGACACAGTATTTACACCTCAAACAACCATTCCAGGTTTTGCCAACGTCAATCCTGGACTACAATTGGCCAATGTTTCAAACGGTGTGGGCGGTGCTAGTGTTCCATCATACTGGGGACAAGGCAATGTAGGTGTAAGCGTACAAGGCAACGTCAGCGCCAACGTATTCTTGGGTAATGGTAGTCAATTGACTGGAGTATACGGTAATGCCAACGTAGCTACCTTTATGGGTAGTGGCAACAGCATGAACATCAGTGTCACTGGTACCGTCAATACCACTTCAATAGTATCTGCTACTGGTAACATAACTGGTGGTAATGTGCTATTTGGTGCAGGTGTTGTAAGTGGAACTGGTAATATTACTGGAAATACATTACGAATTTCAAGTATTACTAATGCCAGCGGCAATATCTCGGGCAATATTGGTAATAGCACATCTTATTTTAACACTGTGTTTGCAAACACATTCGCTGGTACTTCCACTACGGCCTTATACGCTGACGTTGCAGAACGATTTTCTGCAGATGCTGAGTATGAACCTGGTACCGTGGTTGAATTGGGCGGATCGGCAGAAATTACAAGATCCACAACAGAATTAAGCGACTCTGTGTTCGGTGTCATAAGTACACGAGCAGCATATTTAATGAATAGTGGTGCTGGATCTGATTTGACTCATCCTCCGGTTGCAATGACCGGCCGAGTTCCTGTACAATGTACTGGTGTTATACACAAAGGCGATCGATTGGTCAGTGCCGGACATGGCGTTGCAAGATCTGCCAATCCTGGAGAAGCCACAGCGTTCAACACAATTGGCCGAGCACTTGTGGACAAATTAGATTCAGGTGTGGGCATGGTTGAAGCTATTGTAACAATTAAATAAAGTTGGAATTAATAAAAAATGACATATACAGCCGGTAGCACTATTGTAGCAACAGATTATAATGGGTTTGTCAGCACCACAGCTGGTGCCAATGTAAATGCCACCTGGAACTCAACCTACGGTCAAACAGCAATAAGCACAGTAAGTGCTGCTGGTAGCATAACAGCAACACAATGGGCTACTCTAGTAAACACTATCACAAGTATGGGCAGTCATCAACCTACTGTTATCACTAGTAGAGCCGCACCAACTGCAGGTACTACCATATCAATTCTGGCCGCAGTAAATACCGACATTACCAACTGCTACAACAACAGGCTGAATGCCTATGCCTCGGGTAGCCAATACACTGGATGGACCGGTACCAACAGCAAGACCTCAGCAACTGGCGCAGGTACAAATGCTTGGTCAATTGCATTTGTCAATGATGTGGCCTTCTCTAGCAGTACTACCAAAGATTACTTTTTTGGAGCAGGCGGCATAATCCGTTTACAGTTCAGCAAAACCAGTACCGGCACTGACATTGATCCAGACTGGAATGCTTTTGCCACAGCCTGCGGAACATTGTCGTTCACTGGAACCAGTACAAGCAAAACCATCGCCGGTGTCTCCTATCAAGGAACTAATAAAATTGCCGGCTCGGGAACCCCAACCACGTTGGCCACCAGTATTGGTGCTGCACAGTTGACTGGAAGCAATCAAGAAATATTCCTACAGTACATAGGTGGAGCATACACTACTTCATATATCCAAGTGCAGGCATACAATTTAAGCGCAAGTGTGATACGGTTTACCGCCAATTGGGTACAACCAGCCGTAGGCGGAGCCGGACAAACCAACAACATCACGGGCGGTACAGCTGCAAGTGGTGCCACACCTGGCACAGCACCATGCACAATTTGCACCTATTTCCCACCAGAAACCACATACTTGTCCAATAGCTGGGGCACACCAACTGTAGCCGCTACACTGTAGCCGCTACTACCACCTAACCAAATTGGCACAACAACAGTAGACTTCCAACGTATTTTGTAGTATAATACAATTATGGATACCAATCAACTAGTAGAACATGGCCGTGCTAGATTTGAACATGCTCAGTCTCGACGTGTACTTAAAGAAAAATATCAAGCCAAACTGACCTTTGCCTATAACGGTGGAATGTGGTCAGCTGGTCCTGAACTTATCAATACATTAACAGCGTCCGTGGAAACGGGCCAACAAGGCTTGGTTCTTCTTGACTTGTACGATACACCTGTTAGAGTAGATTATCGAGAACTACTAACATTGGCACAACAACGCTGGCAAGAACAAATGACAGCCTGGTTGATTGAACACGACGAACTAAACAAAAACAGATGACACAAGGAGTTGTAATATTTGCCTACGCCAACAAACTGATCGACTATGTGGCCTTGGCAGCCTGGAGTACTAAGAATATACATCGTCATTTGGGTCTCCCGGTCTGTGTTGTTACTGACGTTGTTGATTTACCTGGCACATACCAATTCGATCAAGTCATACACGCTGACAAGCAAGGAAACAATTCCAGATACTTTACCGACTTTGGCGACAGCGTGACATGGTACAATCATGATCGCATGACAGCCTATGCCGTGAGTCCATGGGATCAGACCCTGGTCTTGGATGCAGACTATGTGGTAGCAAGTGATCAATTAAAAGTATTGTTCGATGTTGATATAGATTTCTTGGCACATGATCATGCATATGATGTTACCGGAGGTGACACATTTGCACAGGACAACTGGTTTGGACGATATCGCATGCCCATGTCATGGGCCACTGTAATGCGTTTCAACCGCAGTCAAACCTCTGAATTGATATTTGATGCTATGCAAATGATAAGAGACAACTGGACCCATTATAGACGCTTGTATGGCGTATCTGATGCCACCTACAGGAATGATTATGCATTGACCATCGCTCAACTGCTTGTAAATGGGCAGGTACTAGATTGGCCTAGCATTCCATGGGGACTGGCCACAGTTACTCCAGATGCACAACTGACACAGTTAATCAACAAACACTATCGAGTAGACTATCGGACTGTGTCGGGTCAGTCACGGTATATCACATTAAATCAAGACTTTCATGCCATGGGCAAACGACATCTAGGAGACATTGTTGCCAGTACTTGCTGAACGTGGCTATCTAATACCAGCCATTGATAATGCTACAACAGACTATCTGGCCTGTGCTGTCCAGCTGGCTCGTAGTATCCGTGAGTTTCATCCTGATGCACAAATTGCCGCTGTTACAACACGACGATTAAGTGATCCAGTATTTAATCATGTGATTCCTTTGCCACATGGTGATCAAAGCGCCACAGAAAACAAACAATGCAACGACTGGCAGGTGTTTGAAGCTAGTCCATTTAGACAAACTATCAAACTAGAAGCTGACATGATTGTTGCAAGTCCCGTTGATCATTGGTGGACCTTGTTTGAACGGCGTGATGTGGTGATTAGTCAAGGCTGTAGAGACATTTATGATCAGCCTGCTCGATCCAGATTTTACAGACAACTATTTGATCGCAATCATCTTCCAGATGTTTACAATGCTATCACTTATTGGCGCCTGAGTAAAACAGCAAGAGATTTTTTTGATCTAGTAAGAAGCATATTTGAAAATTGGTCTGACTATCAACGCTGTCTCTTAATGCCCGATGCAGAACCGTCCACAGATGTGGTATATGCTATGGCCGCAATCTTAATGGGGCCAGACCTTGTTACATTGCCTTCGGGACTTGGTCCTACAATAACTCACATGAAACAACACATAATACCAACGCAAACACCGGATTGGACTAAAGAATTAGTATGGGAATATCCCAACCTTAGGATACAGACAGTGGCACAATGGGGAGTAATACACTACAACACAAAGACTTGGCGTGCTGATGGATGATACTACAAAAAACTTTTGGCAGGCGTTCCAGGACTGGCAGGCTACACCTGTGGAATACAAGCCACCCATTCAACGACTCTATTACGATGACAACGGCATGCCATTATTTTACGTGGATCAAGATCTTCCAGGTAATTATATTGATCTAGATGGTGCCAGTTACGTTGTAGCAGACATGAATATCCGTGTTGTTGACGGTAAAATTGTAAAAATTAAACAGCCTGTTTATATAAAAAAATTAATGCCTGATTTGGAATCGGGCACATGTTGCCATCCTGATACTGTATGCATAGTAGTCGATGACACTGAACCTTGTACCAAATGGAATTTAAAAACTTATGAAAAAAATTGACATAGCTGATCTAGATTGTATCTACCTAACATATGATGAACCCGAACGTGAAGAGTTCTGGGTCAAAATCCGTAACATGATTCCTTGGGCTCTCAGAGTTGATGGAGTTAAAGGATCGGATGCTGCACACAAGGCAGCTGCGGCCGCAAGTACCACTGAACGTTTTGTTCTAATTGATGGTGACAACTTGCCAGAAGAAAAGTTTTTTAATCTCACTCTAGAGTTACCTGACGCCCAATGGGAAAGTGCTGTGTTTCGCTGGCGTGCCCGTAATCATGTCAATGGGCTTATGTACGGCAATGGTGGATTAAGTTCATGGACTAGAACATTTGCCAATGAAATGAAAACACACGAAGCCACGGATGGTCGTGTGGCTACCGAAGTAGAGTTTTGTTTTGATCCGTTATACTGGGCCATGCACGATTGTTATAGCACAACATACCCCAATGGATCAGCATTCCATGCTTGGCGTGCGGGCTTCAGAGAAGGAGTCAAAATGTGTCTCAATCAAGGAGCTCGACCAAGTCTTGCCGAGTTCAAGACACGAGTGCATCATAGAAATCTAGATCATTTGACCATTTGGCACAACGTAGGACGTGACGTAGAACATGGCATCTGGGCAATAGCCGGCAGCAGAATGGGCACTTACATGACCATGTTGACTGAATGGGATCATTGCCTGGTACAGGATTTTGATGCTCTTGCTGAAATATATAAAACGGTAGACGGACACAATCCTGAAATAATACTGGGTCGTGTGGCTGAAGACCTATACAAACAATTGGACTTGCCCATGACCGTGATAGACGCACAGGCCAGCAGGTTCTTTAAGCATCACTATCGTAGCAATTGGCACAACCGCGGAGTCATGACACGTGAGATTGATGTGATTAGAAGTCAGGAAGGTTGGTAATTTGACCTGGTCCTGTGCTGCAACTGTCAAATTGTTCAATACCAAAAGAAAAACTATTGCTATCTGATTTAAAATTCAGTTGATTTAACAAGACAAATACTGTATAATAAACTATGATTATTGCTTTTTATCCTGGTGCCGGTGGCAACCGCTACCATCACTATTGTCAAGGCCAACGCACATTTGATAGCAACGTCACTTATGATCATTTATTAAAAAATCAAGATTTTAAATATCGTTATTTAGACCACAGTTCTATTGGACTTGCTGACCAAGAATTGATATTGACGCATTGTGTCAATGTTCCTTTGCTTAAAACACTTTTTCCAAATCAAACAGAAATTGTTGTCATACAAGCAGACCTTGTGCAAAGTTTACGTAGAGAATGGTATCTAGCAGACCAGCATCGAGACAAAAACATGCCCGACAAACTTGAACATGCTAAAGCACATTGGTCATACCATAAAAAATATTATACAGAATATCCAATGGATATCACCGGATCCACAGTCGTGGTTGATCTTGCCGATGATAGTGATTTTTCTAAAATCATGCAAGGCGAACTTGACAGTATCCAATCATCAGAATACGATCAAGCAGTCGCAGAATTCATGCCACATGATTTATCAAATATAGCGGGCGATAAGATCGTGGAAGGATTTAAAAGTAAATTTCTTGACGATGCCGAAACAATGAAACAACGCTTGGACAAGGTAAGTCCAAGCATGTGTCTAGCCAAGTGGAAACAAGTGAGTTTGCACCTGGCTACTGGTCTCAATAACTCATGCTATCATCCGCCGTTGCATACGATACAATTAGAAGATATACAGCGTAGTCCCAGTGGATTACATAATACAGCATATAAAAAAGAACAACGTAAACTAATGCTCGATGGCAAACGTCCCAGTGAATGTAGCTACTGCTGGACCATGGAAGATGCCGGTAAACTGAGTGATAGACATTATCGTTCAGGTGAGTCTTGGGCTGCTCGAGACTTTGGAAAAATTGTTAGTGGAGAATGGAACGATGATGTCATACCTAGCTATGTTGAAGTCAATTTTAATCATGCTTGTAATCTGGCATGTAGCTACTGTAGTCCTCAATTTAGTTCAACTTGGCAACAAGAAATGGATCAGCATGGCGCTTACCCTACTAGCACTAGACACAATGATCCTAGTCACTTTGTTGGTCGCAACAGGCCTATTCCAGTTCGCGACCACAATCCTTACGTAGAAGCATTTTGGGCTTGGTGGCCCACACTATATCCTGAACTTGAACACTTCCGTATGACCGGTGGAGAACCTTTACTAGATAAAAATACCTATAGAGTGTTTGACTATGTGCTGGCCAATCCCAAACCCAACCTGCATTTAAATGTGACTAGCAACTTTAGCGTAGATGAAAAGTTGTGGCAAAAATACAAAGGCTATGTGAAACAGTTGTGTGAAGGTGAACAGATCGAACACTTCATGCAGTACATAAGTTTGGACTCATGGGGCACCCAAGCTGAATACATCAGACACGGACTGGACTTCGATCTCTTATGGGATCGAGTAAATCAATTCCTAACTGAAATACCCTATCGCAACAGCGTGACATTTATTGTGACCATGAACAATCTTTCAGTGACTGGACTCAGCAGTTTGATGTCTGGCATCTTGGGCCTCAGACAGCTTTACAGCACAACTTACCAGCGTGTGTGGTTTGATACTCCAGTTCTAAGACAGCCACATTGGCAAAGTCTACAACTGTTGCCCGAAAGCTATTGTGATCAACTGGAACAGTTGTGGGCCTGGATGTTGACTCAAGCAGAAACTCCTGACACAAGATTCCATGGATTTAAAGATTATGAACTGTCCAGACTGGATCGAGACATTGCCTGGATGCGAGCTGGACAACAGCTAGATCCTGTGTATATACAACAGAACAAGGCAGACTTTTATAGATTCTTCACGGAAGCTGATCGTAGACACGGCACCAACTTCTTGAAGACCTTTCCGGAAATGCGTGCATGGTGGTCAGAATGCGAGTATCATGCTCGGCAATCGTAAACTTATTGTAGATGAATTTTGTGAAGTAAAAGAATTTACGCAAAATTTCCAAGATGGATATTTTTGGAATTTTGCCGAACACGAAATTTGTGCAGGGGCAGTATATATTATCAGTCGTCAGCAGTTTGCTGAGAACATTGTAAAAATAAAACAGCTGGCCCAAGATCAAATCATACTACCGGTGCTGGGTAATCCTGCCGAAGGCTCTGACACCATGTTCAAACAAGCACAGGCTTTGGGAATTTTAGAACTAGTTCAACAAGGAAAAATTATTATTATTTCCGGAGGTGATCTACCCGAACACATTCCGCATCTGTTCTATGAAAACTTTTTACCCAAGATCCTGGATTACGATGAAAATTTACAAGCCATTGCACAGTACAAAAAAAGTTGGAGTACTGATAGACCCTATAAATTTTTATTTTTAAATGGTCGAGGGCGAGATCATCGTAGACAATTATTGGCTAGACTACACCCTTTACTTGATGTAGCAATCTGGAGCAACTTGGATTCGGCAGCTGGGCCAATCAAGCTACTGGATCCAGAGCACGAGTTTGAGTTTTATCGGCACAATCTCGATATTGATCCGTCGGGTTTTGTAAAATATTCATTGTTCGATAACAATTGGGGAGAAATATATCTCAATGCACAACCATATACAGACAGTTATTTCAGTCTAGTGACAGAAACTGTATTCGATTATCCGTACAGTTTCAGGACAGAAAAAATCTGGAAGCCGATTGCAATTGGACATCCGTTTGTTGTGGCCAGTAATGCTGGCTACTATCGTGACTTACACAACTTGGGATTTAAAACTTTTGGGGATCTGATTGACGAAAGTTTTGATCTAGAAATGGACAATGTTAAAAGAATGGCAAAACTCATACACCAAATAGAATGGTTATGTCAACAAGATCTTGCTAAATTTGTACAAGAGTCGTATAATGTATGTAAATACAATCAATCACTGCTTGCCGAACTTGGACCCAAGATCCGTGCAGAATTTCCCCAGAAGCTCCTAAACTTTATAAAATGATCACTACAATATCTAAAACTTTTCCAGATCATTGGATTTATGGCAAGTATGAACAAGAAATTCTTGCCGGCATACAACGTCAGATTGATGCACGATTCCCTGATCAAAACAATCTGTTGTTCAACACCACTTGGCGAGAAAATCCTGAACATGATGTGGAACTACAGCAGTGTCTTGCTGATGCTGTGCCTGTTGACAATTTGTTTGTGGTATCCACTGTGGATTATTTTTTACCACATCACGAGCAAATGGTACTGGACATGATTGAGCGCCTGTCAGTAAAGCACACCTACTTCCTGGGCAACTTTGATACTCCTAGTCCTAGATGGGCTCCTGACAATAGCACGACAATTTATTTTAATTTTTTTGCCATCGTGTGTAGAGATAAGTTTGAAAAATATCAGCAGGATGAATTAATTTTGACCGACCCAAAGTATCTGTTTATCAGTTACAATCGCAAACCATATGCACATCGTTTGGCATTTGTAAAAAAATTAATTGAACACAACGTAAAAGATCTTGGAGTGGTCACTCTAGGTCGGGCATTTCCTGGTAACACTGGACCTGACAAAGATCTTTATTTTAGCATTGGTGAAAAGAATCAAGACTACGTGAAATATGGACACTGGTACAGTGACAGTCCCGAAGCCACGTCTCACGATATTCCACATGACTTGTTTAGCCTACACAACATGCACTATTGGAAACATCATTTTTTACACATAGTGGGCGGAACCAGTCAGTCAAGATGGAATCAATTCCTTACACAGATTGATTTCAAACCCATCATTGGAATGCGGCCGTTCCTGATCAATGGACAAACACAAAATTACGAATTCTGGCGACGCAATGGATTCCGTACATTCAATCATTATTTTCCAGGATTGGATTTTGAAAAATCTGACACCGTGCATGCAACCCTAATAGATGCAATACGACAACTTTCTGCGATGAGTTCTAGTGAGTTATTGGCCATGTACAACATGATGTTGCCGGACTTGATACACAACAGACAACGCTGGTATGCCTGGGCCAATGAACAAAAAAATCAAGTGGAGAATTTGTTTGATGAATGATTTAGAATTCCGCCAGCAAGTATTGGACACCAAAAGTTCCAGCTTTTGTGCAGCCAAATGGTACAATGCTACCATATGGTTAGGATCAGGACAGACTACCAGTTGCCATCATCCATTGCCACATGCTGTTGATCCAGAAGAGCTTGAACACAATCCCAGTGCGCTACACAACACGCAACGCAAGAAAATGGAACGTGAGCAGATGCAAAAAGGCGAACGTCCCAGCGGCTGTGAGTATTGTTGGAAAATAGAAGACATTGGTCGAGATAACATCAGTGACCGTGTGTACAAGAGTCGAATTTACCCCTTAGAGGATTTATCATATGCATACCGAACACCACCAGAAACAGACATTAACCTACGCACCCTGGAAATCTCGTTTGACCGTACTTGCCAATTGGCTTGTAGCTATTGTAACCCTGCTTTCAGTAGCACATGGGTTAGGGACATACGACAAAGCGGCCCCTATACCAATCTGGTGTCTGATGGGCGCAATCACTTTACTCATATTCATGCTAGTAGTCAACCGTTCCGCCGTGGTGAAACAAATCCGTATGTGGAAGCATTCTTCAAGTGGTGGGAAACAGACCTACACCAAAGCCTCCAAGAGCTAAGGATCACTGGCGGTGAGCCCTTGATGAGCGGCGACACCTGGAAACTACTAGATTGGTTCAAGAACAACAAAGGGCGCAGCCGGACACGACTGGCTATCAACAGCAATTTAAGCATGGCCTATGACATAGTTGATCGTGCCATCACAGCATGCGAAGGCACTGAACTGGATATCTATACCAGCATGGAAAGCGTAGGCTCACAAGCTGAATACATCCGAGACGGCCTGGACTATGACCGCTGGTGTTACAACATGACACAGATCATGGATGCCAAGCAGGTGCGTGGGCTACATGTGATGTGTACTATCAACGCACTTTGTTTAGAAAGCCTTCCTGAATTGCTTACTCAACTCATGTCATGGAAAAGCCTTGCCGGTGCGGACTTTCCAAGTTTTACATTAAATATCTTGCGTTTCCCCAGCTTTCAAAGTGCTTTGGTATTGCCTGACGAGATTAGAACACATCATCAACAACGCCTACAAACTTGGTTAAACACGTGGGATCGTAATATCCATTTACACGAGCATGAACGTAATCATGTGCAGCGTTTAATCGATTACCTAGACGTAGTTAAAACTCCACACAGTGAAGCATTTGATCGTGTGAGTTTGTTAAATGATTTCAAACAATTTTATACACAGTATGATCAACGTCGTGGGCAAGATTTTGCAAAAACATTTCCTAACTTGGCAGATTGGTACAACACATTATGACCTTAGATGAAAAAGTAGCAGAGTACAAAACAAAATACACAGTACTAGCTGTTATCGACCTGGATCACTGGCATGATTTAAAAATATATCAGCAAGATCCGTGGTTGCGTGATACATTGACATCATTGCATCAAGAAGTTTATACAAATGATCAACGCATTTTATTAACCTTGTCAAGATGTAACAACGCAGAAATACTGTTAGAACGACTACAACATTGGTTATACAACGTAGATATTTCTAGTTTTTTTATTGCAATACTATCAAACGATCCTGATATTGCTCAATTATGGAAATCTGGTCCAGACATGTCCGGTATAACTTTTGATTTTTTCCAAAGTGAAAAGTATATCGATGATAAAGATCAAGCTACGTCGAGTTATAATAATAGCGAGTTGGTAAACCCAATAGATCTTGACGGTCGAGAACAATTTTTATTAAAGGAATCAAAAACATTTTGTATGTATCCGTGGATACATCTTCATACTTATCCTACTGGTGAAGCATATCCGTGTTGCCAGGCAGAAATGAAAGTGGGTTCAATTGGAAACAGCCGTATCAATACACTCAGTGAAATATGGAATAGTCCTAAGCAAAGACAACTACGACAGGATATGTTAAGCGAAACATTTAATCCAACTTGTGGAAGATGTTATGAACAAGAAGATAGCGGATTTTTTAGCGGAAGACGAAGCGCAAATAAACATCATGGTCACCACATTAAAAAAGTCAAAGACACTCAAGCAGATGGCACTGTACAAGACTTTAAAATGACCTATTGGGACATACGCTTCAGTAACTTGTGTAATTTAAGTTGCCGTAGTTGTGGACATATCTTTAGCAGCAGTTGGTACCAGGATCAGGTTAAATTGGCTGGAGGAGATTGGAAGGATCGTAATCAAGTGTTGAACTATGCCGGACGTACAGAAACAGACATGTGGGAACAGTTGATACCACATTTGGATTATGTAGAGCAGATTTACTTTGCCGGTGGCGAGCCCTTGATGATGAAGGAACACTATAATATTTTGGATGAGCTAGAACGCAGAGGACGTTTTGATGTACGGTTAATCTACAATACAAACTTTACACATATCAAACTAAAAGACCGTACAGTCTTTGATTACTGGAAACGATTTAAATCAGTAGCAGTTGGAGCAAGTCTAGACGCTATGGGCCCACGTGCTGAATATATAAGAAAAGGCACAGACTGGTCTGTAGTAGAATCAAATCGTAAACAAATGCTGGAAGTATGCCCAGAAGTTGATTTCTATATCAGTCCTACACTCAGCATTATGAATGCGTTACATTTACCAGACTTCCATCAAGAATGGGTTGATCAAGGCTTGTTAAAACCGCAAGATCTCAACATAAATATCTTACAAGATCCGTTTCATCTCAGGATTGATCTGGCCCCAAAAAATTACAAGGATCGTATACACGCTCGATTTCAAGAACATCTAGAATGGTTACGTCCTTTAGATCCATTGCAAAGAGCCACTGTGGGTTTTGAGAGTGCTATTAATTTTATGTCAGCTGCTGACAACACACATTTGCTAGATACATTCTGGCGCAAAACACATGAACTTGACAACATCAGAAATGAAAATATATTGACAACTATCCCTGAATTGAAGGCATTACTATGAACATTCCACATGATCAATTTTGTGTGTTGCCCTGGGTCAGTTTGGAAACCAGCCCAATTGGCACAGTGAGGCCATGCTGTCTGGCTGAAGAAGAAATTGTTGATGACGCAGGTAACAAGTTTGATCTCAACACAGCAAACTTTAGCAACATACAAACCAGCCAGTACATGCAGGATCTAAGACAACAGTTTTTAGACCAAAAGAAACCAGCCGCTTGCAGAAAATGCTGGCGAGAAGAATCAGCCGGTCGTACTAGCAAACGTATGCATACTTTGGACAGACTCAAGCACATGATTACCGATTCTGAATGGACTGCGGATGCCAAACCCTTGATGTTTTTGGATCTAAAACTAGGCAACATCTGCAATCTCAAATGTCGTATATGTGGCTCATGGAGTTCTAGTACCTTTGCCACCGAAGAACTAGCCGATCTGCCACCAGGAGAAGATCGCAAAAGTAATCATCACTACCATATGCTCAAGCAAGGAGCGTGGCCTAGAGAGAATCCCACGTTCTGGACTGAAATTGATCAGGTAGCGGATCAAATACAGTACATAGAATTTACCGGTGGTGAGCCATTCATGATCAAGGAACACTTTGATCTGTTACAAGGTCTAGTCGATCGAGGTCTAGCCGGGCAGATTGAAATACATTATAACACCAATGGCACGCAATGGCCCGAACACGCAGAGGCAATCTGGAAACATTTTAAAACTGTGGAAATAGCATTCAGTATTGATGATGTGGGCGATAGATTTGAATATCAAAGATCAAATGCTGTATGGTCAGAAGTATGCGATAACATTGAACGTTTTAGACAAATGCGCAATCGTAATCCACGCATCAGATTACAAGTATGCACCACAGTAAATGTGTTCAATGTTTACTACATAGAACAAGTGGCCAATTGGATCAACACACAAAGTTTTGATTTTGTGTACTGGAACATGATGCACGAAGCCTACTACTTTAGCATCAGCACTTTGCCCGAATCAGCCAAACAGTCAATTGCAACAAAATTACAATCTGCACAAGTTGATGCACGAACACAACATGAGTTTGCACAAATCATAGACTTCATGATGCGTGGTGTCAGCCTAGATGGCAACATATTGCGTATGCGTGTAGCAGATCTTGATCGCAAACGCAATCAAAATTTAACACAGGTGCAACCTGAACTGGCTGCCTTGATCGACTATGCGTAAACTGGTTTACATGTGGCTTCCTGGTCAAGCACCTGAATGGTTCCGTGACGCATTGCCAGAAAATTACCCAATAGAAATTTATGATCCAGCGAAAGAGTACGATCTAGACACCGTTTTTTATTATGACCTGTACGGATACTATCGCGAAAATATCAAGACTTATCTAGAGCGTGGACACCGAGTGATTCTTGACGCAAAAAATGAACATTATATTCAATATCGTTTTCATTGGATATTTTTATTGTTCTTGCAATACCCAGGACAAGGCATGATTTTGATCAGTGGCGATCGTGCCAAACAGATCCCTGGACTCCAGATACAAGCCACTCCGTATTGGTACTGGATCATGGACCAACCTAGATTACAAGCAATAGGATTAGATCAGTATCACCCTGTTCCTACGCAAGAGAAAAAATTCTTCATGAGCCTGGGCAAGACTCGAATAGCTCGTGATTATCTGTACGACAGGCTTGGAGATCTCTTACAAGACAGCGTACACAGTTATTTGGGTCGCGGTAGGTACTTACCAAATGACCGAAAACAAGACGAGGTTATAGGAATAGGTTTTGATCGGTATGTAAACACCGACTGGTTAGATGCAACTTGTTTTACCTTGGCTGTTGAAACTTATGTAGATGATTCTGATCTATCTGGATTTAGCCTGACTGAAAATGATGGTTTTTTCTTGTGCGAAAAAACCTATAAGCCATTGGCTTGCAAGCATCCTTTGTTGATGGTTAGCACCCAGGGAAATTTATCACATCTACGCAATCAAGGGTTTGAATCATATCCTGAGCTATGGGACGAAAGTTATGATGATATTCCAGATTGGCAAACAAGAATAGATCGCATAATACAGATAGTGCATGACTTTGATCCGCGTACTCTTGATAATCCTGTGATTCAAGAAAAGCTATTGTATAATAGCGTAAGATTTTTTGATAAAGATTTAACAACACATTTATTAAATAGCACCGTAATCAATCCGTTACTGGAGTTTGTTAATGCTTGATTCACCTACCTTGTGCATGGCACCCTGGACTCATACGTACTTGAGTCCACAGACCGAACGCCGGCTGTGTTGTGCCAGTCGTGAACCAGCACAGAACTTTGAACAGTATATAGATACCAGTTCCGGCACTGGCCGTTACATTCCCGTCACTCTAGATGACCACTGGAACAGCGAGCACATGCGGTCAGTACGCAAGAGAATGATGGCTGGAGAAACACTGCCCGAGTGTGATGTTTGTAACAGCAAACTGCTCAACACTGACGTGTATAGGAGTTACTTCAATAGCCTGTTTGGTCATAAGCGTGATCAGATTGAATTGACCACAGATGCCACAGGACATACTAGTATGTTACCAGTCAGCTGGGATTATAGATTCAGCAACCTTTGTAACTTTAAATGTCGCATGTGTGGTGACATGTTGTCAAGTGCTTGGGAAAGTGAACAACGACAGCATGACATGATTGATTGGACCAACACAAAAAACAGTTGGATGCGGCCAGAAGTCAAAGCTGAGATAACTCAATTCCAAGACACGCAGATTGAAGCCGAGTTTGCTCAAGCAGTAGAGCAACACAGGGTAGAAGAAATATACTGGGTAGGCGGAGAGCCACTCATGTATGAACAACACTGGCGCTATATGCGCAGAATTATTGAACTAGGAGATGGACAACGTGTTTACGCTAGATATAATACTAATCTTAGCCGTGTCAACTACGGTAGTAGCAATCTGTATCGCGATATTTTATCTGGGCTACGAGACTGGCAGATCTGTGCAAGCCTTGACGGAACCGGACAGATTGGAGAATACATCCGTACAGGACTCGATTACCCTGCATGGCTTGCGAACTTTAAGCAAGGAGTACAAATAGCACGCCATTCAAGGCAGATGCGTATAGACTTTACGCTTACCTTACCTGGCATGTTTGAAGTGAAAAATATCACACGTCTAGCACAAGAATTACAGGTTGATATACTAGCCAAAGTGGTATTCTCATTCTCACCAGACATTGTGATGAGCCCCTTGGCCTTGCCAAGGACCATATTAGATCCTTGGCTAACGGAATTGATTGAGCAAACCTCAGGAGCCATGCAGTCCGTATTAACACAGTTACGATCGCGACCGACCTTTGAGGAACAATGGCCTGACACTTATCTAGCCGGTATCAAGAAAGGCAAAAAGAGAATATTGCAGCTTGAAAAAATCCGTAAAGACCTGTATACTATGAGTAATATCCTGGCATCGAGACCAGCTGTATTAGAATGGTGGAACCAAATTGACAATTAGAGTCGTACTAAGGAACCCGCTGGATTCAACTGATCAAGTGGATTATACAATACGAGCAGAAGATCATGAGCTGGCACAGGACTGGCAACATGCTCTTAAAGATCTATTGCAATCGGGTAACCTGTTAGAAAAAAACTTTTGTTTTATGGGATTCCCTGACACAGCAAGGACCTTGGACTATTTGTGCAACGAGCTTAATCAACACGTTAAAACAATTAATGCATTTTTTCCTGATTACCGTATTGCAGAATCATTTAGTCCTGATAATGTATTAGCAGGAGATTACGCCGACCATGGCATTAATCATGACGTAATGAACATATTACATAATCATTTTGAAATATTACAAGGTACTGTTTGGAGTCTTAGCGAATATTACAAACGAGCAGACTATGAAACAAAATACGCCATTAGACAGTTAAACAATATCTGTCATGAAATGGAGAATCTTATACTGAGTCAACGTAAAGCAAAAACTAGTCCATTTTGGGTCAGACCCAGTCAAATTACTACATTTTTAAATGCTCCTAGACTAGACCTTAAACCTGTCCATAGACAAGGATTTGCTACTAACGGATATGATAGAGTACTAGGCGGAGTGTATATGCACTGGACTCAAATAGGAAAGACTCTATATGAAGTTTTTAAAGATGAAGGTGCTCCGGTATTGACTGACGCGGTGTGCGAAGCTATTACTGAATTGCGTTATTATTCCGGTGAATTTGATGTGGAATGGGGCAACAATGTAACTTTTGCTGGTGACAATCCCTGGCACAATCGGGACCAATTGGCTTTCAAGGCATGGCTGATAGAAAACAATCGAGATCCATTGGATCTCAATCTAAGCCTAGGATACTTACCACTAGGGCAAGTGGACCTGCGCAGCAGTTTTGGTACTGCTAAAAGTTCTGACATATGGGAAATACTGTCAGCACATTTGGATATCTATAGTATAGAAATTGACGGTGTATCACAAAAATTCAATTACTGTTGGACCGACGCTAATTATAAACAAATGCAAATTGATATGATGAAACCTGGATATGATTACTCAACTAAAGGAGCACGACCATGAACTGGATTAAAAACATAATTAACCGTATTCGACTAGAAATACGATACCGCAAGAAATTAAAAGAATTACGCAAACGAGATCCTTTTATCTATAAATGAAATTGCAGAACATCCTTGGCATCAGTGCCGGGTTCCATGACGCAGCCGCCTCGGTAATCAACACCCGGGGTGAAATCTTGTTTGCTGGACATAGCGAACGCTATAGTAAAAAGAAAAACGATGCCGACATACATCCGGGATTGCTGTGTGATCTTGGCCGATATGCAATTGATCATGTGGCCTATTACGAACGACCTTGGAACAAACAACTAAGACAACTATATTCAGGGCAAGGTATTGAATGGTCAAAACTAACCGTACGACAGATACTCAATCAGCAATTACACGGTTATTTTTCGCATACTACCGTCAGTTCGTACAACCATCATTTGAGTCATGCCGCCGGGGGATTCCAAACTAGCACGTTTGATCGTGCCACAGTTGTGGTCATTGATGCCATAGGCGAATGGGACACTGTGAGCATATGGGGTGCTGAATATCGGAATGGCCAGGCAAGATATCGAAGACTTTGGCGACAACAGTATCCACACAGCATAGGACTATTTTATACTGCCATGACTGATAGGATAGGACTTAGACCCATGGAAGATGAGTATGTACTAATGGGCATGGCGGCTTACGGCACTGATCGGTTGACCAAACATCTTGATGATCTAGTCATTGAAGATTTAGACGAGATACAATTACGACAGAACTTCCATGCCGGAGTAGATGAAAACTTCTTGGCGTCAACTGAAAATGAAGATATTGCCACCGCAACACAGCAAGTAGCAGAAACTTTGATATATAGTATTATGCGCCGAGCAAGATCATTTGCCTGGAGCACAAATCTAGTATACTCGGGCGGGGTCGCCCTGAATTGTTTGGCTAATAGAAATCTTGGAGAGTATTTTGAAAAAATTTGGATCATGCCTTGTCCTGGTGATAGCGGCAGTAGTCTTGGTGCGGCCGCCTTGGCCTACGGGGGACGATTACAGTTCGACCATGCATACCTTGGTCACGACATCGGTGGACCATATCCTGTCAACGCCGTACTCCGTAGTCTCTTGGATGATAGAATCTGTGGTGTGGCATCCGGCAAAGCAGAATTTGGTCCCCGGGCGCTGGGGAACAGGAGTCTCCTCGCCGACCCGCGAGGACCAGATATAAAGTATCTTGTAAATGCAATCAAGCGTAGACAGCAATTTAGACCGTTTGCTCCAGTCATCTTAGAGGAGCATGTCGACGAGTATTTTTTTATGCCTAAAAATTGGGTCGACAGCAAGTATATGCAGATCGTTGGGTATTGCAGGCATCCTGAATTATATCCTGCTATCACTCATCATGATGGCACCAGTCGCATACAGACTGTACCCAACGACGGTAGTGGAATAAGATCCTTATTAGAAGCGTGGTATGCGTCCACTGGCTGTCCCATGTTGCTAAACACCAGTCTCAACATCCGCGGAGAACCCATGGTAAACGATCGTAGAGATGCTGATCGTTTTGAAGAATTGTATAACATTCACGTTTGGTCGTGAATATTATCGATGTTAAACTATCTTGGCGCTGACCGGGCTTAAAGCATTAACAATTGCCAGGTATTCATTTGCAGCTGCCAGATCTACCCAAACGGCTGTAACAGTATGAGCAGAATCAGCATCTACTTCTGGACTTGATCTTGAAATTAACTTGTTAGATTCACTCATTTCTTTAACCATTGCCTCTATTGCGTTAGCGGTTTCTTCACTGTGTGGACCGATCCATTCTACTTTTGTAGTTACTGTTGCCATAAAAACTCCTTATATTCGATATTGTTATTTATGGTATTACAGATAAGATTCTAATCCACCACGACGTGACAGATCCTGTGTGCAACAACTGATGCCACCATCCCAAAAGTAACTGTGTCTTAGTTCGCTAATGATAGGATTGATTCTATGCCGTTTGCAAAAATCAAACACATCTTTGTTGTAGGCACTAAAAATAACGTTCTCTTCGTCTAGGACCAGACAGTTGACATCAAACACAGTTTCAGCCACAAACCCGGTCCATTTTTTCAAATAGGTATCTACAAATGCAGTAAATTCGGGCGTAGGAGTCTGCCCTTGCACATACCACGCACCTGGATTGGCGTCCCATTTGAACTTGCCCACTTCCATGGCCGCCCATATGCTCGAATCCCACAGTTTCAATACTTCCCAGCCGGGAAAATCTTCAGCCAAGTGCAAGTGCATGTCATGTTTACTGCTCAATATCACTCCAGGTTTCAGGATAGCAAATACAGCATCTCCATGTCCATCAGTAACAGCTTCGTGTATGCGATATTCAGGACCAAGACAATTTTCAATAATCCAGTTAGTTTGTGTAGGAGTTAGGAAATCACTGTTGTCAAAGAACACGTCTCGACCCACTCGCACTATACAACTGGCACTGGCACCATTCAAAACACAATCAGGATCCCATGCACTCTTGTGCGGGCTGATTACCTGACCAGCATAGTTGGCGCAGATGCTGTCTAGTTCTGGCATTGCTAACACTCGTAGTAATTTTTGTCCCAGAGTTATTTGCCAGTCTCGCGGAGTCAAGGGTGGCAACGGAGCCCCACCACCTTCGGTTTGATGCCAAATAAACGAATCTTTGTTGGGTAAATCGGGTCGATGCACACTAGCACCATATGTTTCTATAGTTTTTTGTAATTGATTCAAGTCTTCTTCAGTCTCGGCTAAAATTTGCTGTAACTGATTGCGAACCTGTGGGTTATCAATAAAATCAAAGTAGTCTGGACTATAAGCTCGACCCACAACTACTTCTTGTAACGGTTGCCAACTGGTATAGGAATTAATCATTTTAGTCTTTCAAGTAAGTTATTTAATCGTGAAGATTTGTTGTGTGAAAATAATTGTTGATTGTGTATTAGGTCTTCTTGACACTGATCGAACAACTGTGCGATTCCTTGTTGTTGTGCTTTCATGATCGAATCAGTCAACTGGATCCAGCGTTGTGTATGATCTGGTTCAAGGTCATAGCTGTTGTCTAACACATGATCAAAAACTCGATAGCCCAAATCTCTCAAGGCCTGTAGGCTACCTACACCACCTGCAATAAAAAACATCTGACCGTGTTTGATAGGTTTAAATGTTTTTTCAGTAATGAACACTCCGCCGCTTTGATCTAGATCAAATTGACTTTCCAGCACAATATGACAGTAAGCATCGGTAAAATATTTTGGTTCAATTAAAGCATGATTGTTACGCTGGTCTTGGGTGAGTTCATCGCTGAAGTAGGGTGCATGTGCAATAAACTTTGTGAGATACCATCGCAGTTGTCCAATGGTGTCAATTTCAATTGGATTGTCATTGGTACAGTTATCGTCGTCGGGTGTGTCATCGGGTGCTTCACAATAGCTCCAGTAGCTGTTGCTCAATATGTCTAGACGATTTAAATCAGCAACAGCAGAAGCTCTCCACCATTTGTGAATACGATTTAAACAAACAAATTCGCGTGATCTTTTATCTGTATGGATAGGGAATGGCGGAATTTGAATATTACGTTGATAATACCAAAACTCAAAGTCGTGGAATGTGACAAATCCTTCTAGTTCATCTGCTTTGGAATTAGCACTGACAAATCTATAACACCCGGCAGGTAACTGGTGTTGCTCTACCAATTTATCAAGACGTTGTTTGATACGTGCAGGATTATCACCTTCGTGATAGAAGAACAAGACCTGGAGATTCCTATCACGCACAGCAGATTGCACAGTAACCGGTAATAGGTCAAAGTAATCTATTTCAAAGTGAAAGAATCCTAAACAAATGGGATAAAATGAATTGGCTGGAAATTGTTCGACAGTAAAGGTATTGATCCGGATACCGTGCGATTCACAATATTCCTGTATGCGTAACGGTGTGGTATAGGGCCAATGGTTGCCAAATTCTCTCCAACTCTGTGTGTATGGCTCGGCCTGATGACGAGCTAGAGCTGGATATATTTTTGTACGTATTACTGCATCAACCACAAAATTAAATTCTAAATTCATCTAACATCTCCTGGAGTTCTTGCCATAATATAGATTCAAACCCACCACGATAAAAATGGTTATAGTTGTGTTCGACTATGGGCAAACAGGCCTGGTGTATGTCATTGCGTTCCGCTACAGATAAATTATCAAGATCTTTTAATAGTCGAGTTACTGCTTCAATTCTTTTCACATCGTCAGTTTCTAGATCGTAACTTTCGTCAAAGATTTCATCAAAGGTCTGGAATCCATATTCGCGTAGGTAGGCCAATGATCCTGCTGGAGCTACCAGTACAAATGGCATTTCTAATGCTATAGCTTTGAATGTTTTTTCTGTGATGTGTAATCGATCGCCAAAGTAAACAGTTTCAGTAGGAACGTAGATCAAACTGTCTGCGGCTTCCTCATAGTTCCCTAGCCAACAACTGGTCATGATTTGAGTGTCTTCGCCAGCAAACAGTTTAGGTAGGTCAGCCTGCTCAAACACTTGCATTATGTCGGGATATATGTTACAATACTTACTAGCCACCACACTGATGTCAACATTTTCGTAAGCACAAGTCCTAGGAGCTGTGATATGATTGTGATCAAGTTGGTTTTTAAATACATTATATAAAAATAACACACGATGATCACGCTTGCCAGCCACAATACGATTGGGACTCATAAAAGTTCGAGTAGGCTTGCGATCTCCGGCCCGGTCGATCAGGTATGTTCGATCATATCCGCGGAACCAATCAAGACAGGCCCAGCCATGGAAGAAATAGTAGTGACTGGTCCAGCCATAGGTTCTACAAAGTTCTCGAACATATTCACCACGTTCACTGACAACAATGTGTCCAGATGGTGGGTTTGGCCAATTAATATCCTGGTTGCGGTAAACAACATCTTTGAACAAAGATTCGTGCAAATCCAAATGAACAGGCTCTTGATCATGCAAGTACACATAGTCAGTTTCTACAATATCGTCAGACCCTAGGTTAAATAAGTGATCGCAATCAGTATACCCAAATGGATCACAAAAAAATACACGAGTGCCTGGTCTCTGTTCCTTGAACCATGGCCAAATGGTATTGTTATAAATTTCATCTATTCTAATCATGTTTGATATATTTTATTCTGGTATAAAACCCAATATGTTTGTTCATGAACGTGAAGCATTGGATATTGAACATGCTAAATCATTGTCACGCACTAGATATTTTTGGTGGATCACATACTTAGCGGACTATACAGGGTGGGATTTTTTATGGGAACCATCACCGTGGCAGGCTAACCAGCGGCATGCCTGGCTAGATCAATATCATGTTGACGCCGGTCTATACCTTGTTCCAACTGCGGGCTACAATGACACCCACTATCATACTGATCAACGGGTACATAGATTACCCAATATTGATTTTTGGCATGTGCCAGTCTGGATTGATCCTGCAAGTATAAATTATAGATGGGCACCCAACTCCACAGATCCGCCTTACATCTATGAGTTTCCTGTAGAATGGGATTGGGACCGAGTAGGCGGGCCTGAATACCGAATACCCGGTGCCACTGAACGCAAATACGTGGATGTGTTTGTTGCTTGTACACAGTCGGACCGAGGGAACTGGCAAGTACATGATGCAGTAGACAGCAACGATCCAGTGTTTAGATGGCATCCAAATCCGTTGGATCCTGCTATGATCTATGTGTTTGGCAATCAATGGTGGCCGGCTGAAGTTCGTGCCAGTGTAGAATATCATGTGCCTGGTGCCACAGTAAAAAAATATATGACGGATATCCGCACTGTGCGGTTACCGGACCCGGGCAAGTTCACATGTTTATATCCTTGTGAGTTTGATTGGTCATGGGAACCAGATCCGGGAGATCCGCCTTACATCTATGTGTTTGGTAATCAATGGTGGCCCGCAGAAAAAATGCCTACAGTTGAATATCATGCCGCAGGTGCTACTGAACGCAAGTTCATGGATCAACCTGCAACCTTGCTTGGAGATCAAACAAATTGGCAAGTCTTGGCGGATGTAGACGCATTAAGCATAGATTATTCGTGGCAACCAGATCCAGGAGATCCGCCTTACATCTACGAGTTTGCTACACAATGGCAACCCAATGGTGGTGCTAGATATGTGGTTCCAGGTGCCACTGAGGTCAAGTACATCGACATACAGCATCACAGGATCGATGATCCAACGCATTGGCAAATTCCTGTTGAGATTGATGCTACTACCGTTGACACCAGTTGGCATCCAGATGCCACAGAACAACCTTACATTTATGAATTTGCCACACAATGGCAACCCAACGGTGGTGCTAGATATGTGGTTCCTGGAGCCACTGAGGTCAAGTACATTGACATACAGCATACCAGGCTAGGTGATCCAATGCATTGGCAAATTCCCGCTGAAGTTGATGTGGCCACAGTTGACACCAGTTGGCATCCAGATGCCACAGAACAACCTTACATTTATGAATTTGCCACACAATGGCAACCCAACGGTGGTGCTGTATATCATGTGCCCGGCGCTACAGAACGCAAGTATGTTGCAATACAGCATGGTAGATTGCCCAATGAACAGGCATTTAAAAAACTAGAATCGATACAAGGGTTTGATTACTCTTGGCATCCAGACAACACAGAACCACCTTACAATTATGTGTTTGGCAATCAGCACTGGCCAGGCACAGAAATGCCCACGGTTGTGTATGAAATGACAGGCGCTGAACAAACTAAGTTTGTCGACGGTCCTGTTGCTAAATTAGCCCGGTGCATGGACCATTGGAAGCTGTGTGAAGATATCGATCAGGACGAATGGGATTGGACCTGGCGACCAAATCCTCAAGATCCTGCTTACATATATGTGTGGGGCAATCAGTGGAACCCACCTGAGTTTAAAACCAGTGTCCAGTATACAGTTCCAGGCGCAACAGAAGTAAAGTACCAAGATCGTCGCACACGTAGACTACCACAACCCAAATTGTTCAAGCATAACTTGACTGTGAGCATGTTTGACTACTCTTGGGAACCCAATCCTTTTGATCCTCCTATGACGTATGTGTTTGGAAATCAGTGGAACTCGGCTGTGCTTGAACCCACAGTGATTTATCCAGCCGGTGGAAACGAAATCAAATATGTTGACGATATTGTTGCTACTGTGGCGCAAGATATTGCCGCTTGGAAGTTGTTGGATAAGATTGAAGAGTTTGATTATTCATGGAGACCAGATCCCACTGACCCACCTTACATCTATGTGTTTGGGAACCAATGGCTTACACCTGAGCAACGCCCAGCACTACAGTATCGAGTAGCAGGTGCAACAGACATCAAGTACATGGAATACCCACGAGCACGTCGACGTGGAGATAAATTACGTTTTGTTCGACACTATCCTGTGACATTTGATTGGTCGTGGGAACCTGATCCAGGCAGTCCTCCTTACAATTATGTGTTTGGTAATCAGTATTATTCTGCAGAAGTCATGCCCACAGTAGAATATCATATGCCTGGGGCAACAGAACGCAAGTACATGGATATTGGTGCCGCATTGTTACCAAATCATGATAATTGTTGGCACACGATTGTTAATTGTGCATGGGATTATACTTGGCGGCCTGAACCTGGAAGTCCAGCTTACGTCTATGTGTTTGGCAACCAATGGTGGCCAGCAGAGAAAATGCCCACAGTAGAATATCATATGCCTGGCGCAACAGAACGCAAATATATGTCTGGACCAGTGGCTCAATTACCAGTAGACATGACCCAATGGCATGTGCCCGAGTATGTTGATATAACTGACATGGATTTTTCCTGGGTACCCGATCCAGGCGAACCACCTTACATTTATCAGTTTGCTACACAGCACCAAAAGACAGGTGGCCCACAATATCGAATGATAGGCGGCACTGAGTTCAAGTATGTGGATATGATGCGAGCCGAAGTCAAGCAAGAAGCCGCACCCATATTTGAAATCGATCACCTGGATGGCAACGCTGGACAGATTGAAGGAGTCGTTCGCAAGGTACGCTACTTTGACAACTACCGAGATACACTAATAAGATTGGCTAAAAGCCTTGTTGGTGAGTATGAACATGTATGGATCTGTTCCAGCATCTGTGATTATACCAAGTTTGATTTTAGCTGGCATCCAGAAACATGGCAAAGCACAATGTTACATGTGTTCGCTTCGGACAAAGAAAAGTTTGGTGATACATTTTACATGCATGTTCCTACCTTTGCTGAACGTGCTGAAAAGAAAGAGCTATTGGAATGGTACAGTGTAAATTATGTGCCACGTAAGAGTGTGCCACGTAGACCTTTACCAGTGATCGAGCATGATTTTGACACACACGTTGAAGCCATTAAAACTGTTGATTGGACTGGACCGTTGGCCATATTCTCTACCGGCCAACCTATAACCCAGATACCAACTGTTCCGTTATGGCGAGAACCGACTAAAACTATCGTGCCACTTAGTGCAGGTGCAAGCAAAGTGATCGTGCCAAAATCAGCAGTTCCTTATGTAAAGACACAGGCATACGATTATCCTTATATTGATCGTACACAAAGACACATGTGTACGGATCAACCGTTGGACATAGTGTTTATTGACAATGGTGAACCCACCGCTGAACATAACTACAAACAGTTAAGTGAATCAGCCAGTCTTAGGTGGATAAATCGCATACATCGTAGCAGTGGCATCAATGGTCGTGTGGCAGCATATCGAGCTGCTGCTGAATTGAGTCAAACTCCGTGGTTCTTTGCTGTGTTTGCCAAATTACAAGTAGAAAAAAAGTTTGACTGGGCATGGCAACCAGATCGATTACAAGAACCCAAGCACTATATCTTTCATGCATACAATCCTATCACAGCACTGACTTACGGCCATCAGGCCATAATTGCTTACAATCGTGAATTGGTATTGACAAATACTGCACCAGGACTGGACTTTACACTTGATCAAGCACACGAAGTAGTTCCTGTGCTGTCGGGCGTAGCCATGTACAACGACTCAGCCTGGATGGCCTGGCGCACAGCCTTCAGAGAATGCGTTAAACTAAAACACAGTTTACCCGATGTAGAAAACGAATACCGTCTCAGTCAGTGGTTATCAAACACCCGTACTTTCAGGAGTCTATTACAAAACAGCGAGTGGAGTGTGCGTGGCGCCGAAGACGCAGTTGAATACTACGAACAGGTCAATGGGGATTTTGTTGAGTTGAAAAAGAGCTACGACTGGGCCTGGTTGGCTAGCTATGCTTTTCTAAAGAGAAATCTAACACCTGATCAATAACGTATTCTACTTCTAGATCAGTCAGCTCAGGATATAGCGGCAGGCTCAAACAGCGACGACTTAAAGCACTAGATCCTGACAGGATATCTGGTCCAGGACATTTCTGATACACTGGCATTTCGTGCAAGGGCTGAGCATAATGAATGCGTGTTTCAATTTTGTGTAGATCAAGATGTTGCTTGAGCATATCTCTACAGTCCGCATCAACTACAAATTTATGATAGGCATGTGTGCTGTAGTTGGTTTCGTCTATGAGACTGCGTATGCCAGAACCTTTGAGTCGATCCATCCAGTAACGCACTATCACACTACGCCGCTTCTGCCATGCATCAATGTAGCGACTTTTAACCAGCATCTGGGCACAATCTATTTCACTCATCCTGCTATTGCTACCAGTCAGTCCATGATCGGGCTTGCCATTGTCTCGCCACCCACGTGCAAACTCTAACAGATTTAAATTGTCAGTTACTACAGCACCGCCATTGCCATAGTTGCCAAGATTCTTCATAGGGTCAAAGCTAAGAGCCGCGGCCAATCCTGTGCGGTTGCCGTTGTCGCTCAGCCAATGTTGGGCCGCATCTTCAACAACAGTGCCCATGCCTTTGAGATTTTTTACACGCCCACTAGACACACTTGAACCAAACATGCCAACCTGTACTATGATCTGGTAGCTGATAGTGTTATCAATTTTTTCATAATCGGCCATGCCGTGGAAATTGGTATCTAATAATACAACCTCGTATCCAGCTCTAGTGAAGGCATTGGCCGTGGCCGCATAGGTAAAGCTGGGGATTAGAGCTCTTGGTGGAACTGGTACAGGGTGGATATACTTGCGACCAAACTCGGCTATGATTTCTAAAGCCTGTGTGCCCGAGTGGCATGTGACAGCATACTTGACATGATTTCGGCGTGCCAACCAATTTTCAAACTCAGCTGTGTAATTGCCGTTCATGAGCTGGCCCGATCTTAATACTTCATCGGTTGCATCAAGTATCTCGTTACGGATCGTGCTATACTGTTTTTTTATTCCGGTAAAAGGAATTGTTAAGCCACTGGAAGTAATTTTCAAATCCTTTTTCGATGTCAATTGTGGGGTTGAAAGCAAAATCTTTTGTTGCTGCAGATATATTTAACTGCCCACGAACCGGGAACTCTCGATCTCGCGTGTTGATCTGTATAGAACCAGTACCAGCAATGGCCACGGCTAACTCAGCCGCTTCCAGTAGTCCACGGCTTGTGCCTCGCGTGATATTATAAGTGCTATTACCAGCAAGTTCGCTTAAGGTGGCTTGCGTTATGCCTTGTGCTACATCATCCACATGTGTGAAATCCAAGTATTCATTGGATCCATTTACCTGTATCTCTCCGCCACGCATGGCTGCGAGAAGAAACCGTGATACCACACGATCTTCTACATCTCTTGGTCCGTATACTGCGCTGGGTCTCAATATAGTGTAGTCAGATCCAGTCCTGGCAGCATAGTCTCGCACCAACCATTCGCCGGCCAATTTCATGATACCGTATTGTCCAATTGGACGACACTGAGCTGATTCATGTAGTCCACTAACATGTTCTTCTTTGAAATCACCATACACCATGCTTGAACTCACATAAACAAATCTTGACACCTGGTTCTCTTTGCAGGCTTCTAGTAGACTTAGTAGGCCTTCACTCATGGTTCTGCTACCTAGTGCTGGATTGCTATTGACCACTTTTTGTCTGGGGAAACTGGCAAGATGGATCACAGCTTCAGGTCGGTGAACTCGCATCATCCAGGTCATACTAGCTTGGTCAGCTACGTCGACCCGATAAATCCTGTCTGTTTTAATGTATTCTCTACGTTCTAGGATCAAGGATTCAAGTTCATCTCGAGGTACAATACCATAGTCAGTTTGTGTATCTGTTATGAAGATTTCGTGTCCTTGTGCTTCTAACATGTGCACCACACGATGGCCTATAAAGCCAAGTCCTCCGGTTACTAGTATTTTCATTTGCCCCACTTTAGTTTAAGATATGTACAGTCCCGATCTTCAAGCTCGCCGACAATAGTAACACGAAAACCCCATGCACCAGGATCTGCGTTACAATGAAATATAGGTTCGCCTACAGCATGTTCCATGCACCACTTGCCGTGTTCGGTCTTTTGCCATTCACTGATGGGAAAGGCTGCGTATAGGTAAGGATCCTCGACATCGCCCATGGTAAACGTATGGAATGTAATTTTTTGCATACAGTTATTATAACACTTTTACGAGTTTGTTGCAACTAAATCGGAGGCCATTGGAAAGATTGTGGCAATAACTCCTGCACAGGCCTGCGCTACCAGTTGATGTTCGCGTTGGGTACCGTTTGCTGATCGCAATTCGATGAAATGAATCCAGCTTCTCAGCGTACCGTGCATGTACAAACGACTTTCGATAAGCCCTTCTGGTAACACAGCACGAGCTTGTTCTTTGGCTATGCCGTTAGCGATAGCCCATTCGTATTCGCGTCGAGCGGCATAAATGACTCGTTGTTGAGCTCGGAACCAATCATTTTGTAACGCTGTATCCAGGACTGGCACACTATTTTGTCTATTTGTGGTGTCTTGGAGTCGGGCTTCTCGTGTGACAAAATTGAGATCTTGCGTTGGGTCAGCATAGCGTTGAGAGAATTCTTGGAAGCTGAAACTTCTGTGTCTAAGGATTTGTCGGGCGATGTCTCGAGTAGTTGTAATTTCCAAACAGGCTGACACCATTTCAAGTGGGCTCCAATGTTGGTGCTTGATAAGATATTTAATAAGTCGTTCACTGGTATCGCTATTGAGTTGATTGGCCGGATTGCTTACTCTAGCACAAAACGCCACCAGCTCTTGTACATCAATCAAGCCCCACTCGCGTGTTTCGGTAGTGGGTTGACTGTGTGATATGAGTCGAACATTCATTATAATCCTTGGTTAATACTAATGCAATTACTATTTGTATAGTCTAAAATCAAATTTTTATTATCTAAAATCCACTCGTTAATAACAGGTTTTTCAAAATTATAAAACACATCATCTGGAGCTTCATGATTGTTATTTTGTAAAAAGGACAATGCCCATATTTTAAATAATTTGTGTTGGAAATTTATGCTAAACTTTATAGGTTTACAGGTCTCTTTATAATTTTCCAATGTAGTTAAAAACTGATTAAAGTTACGATAATTTTTTATCTGATTGTTTTCTAGAAATTCGCAAATCTTGGTCCAAACTTGTTGTGGATTGTAAAATAAATTTTGCCAATCAATTTGGAACTTTCCAGGACAGTTATACTCTTGTATAAATCGGCACTGATCGATCAACCAAAAAAAATCATCTTTTAAATCAATATATTGGTTATGCGGTGCAGTGACAATTCTTGTGTGTCTAAATTTTTTATAATATACTTGGTGGCTAAATCTTTTATAATCTAGCTCGCGTATTACTTTTTTGTGAGCATAAATTCTCCAAAAATTATATTTGTAATTACCGTTACCAATGGACAAGATGTTATCCGCAAGATCAAACTGATGAAAAATTTTTATTTTTTGACTTTGATTATAAAAATTAATTTTACGGTATTGCCAGATTGCATGTGGTGTTGTACAGTAATGTAATAAACAAGCTAACCACATTCCACCAGAACCTTGTGGGTATGAAATTTTAATATCCATCACATTTTTATAGTTTGCCTAACAGCTTGTCGGTTTCGGGTTGTACCATGTTGGCCACAGCCGATATATCCACTACAAAATCCACATCGCGGATCACAGCATCTAGTTCGTTGAAGGTACGGGTTAGCACACTTTCAACGTCTTCCAGACTGAGTCCTTGCTTTCTCAAAGAATGTATGTTGATGGTTTTTTGCTTGCCACCGGTCATTTTGATCACGACTTTTTTGATACACTCTAAGGGAACATCAGTTTTACTGACATCGTTGATTATGAGTTCCCACTGGTGTAAAAAATCATCCGTGGGTTGCATCTGCCACCACAGTCTTTGGTTTGTTAGGACCACGAGTGCGTTTGGCTTTAACTGTCTCTACACTCTCGACAACTGGGGCTGGTGCAACTTTTGCCGTCACATAAGGATCCATGCGTTCTGCATCCTTTTTCATTCTGGCAGCTTCGGCAGCCATGGCCTTGGCTTCATTCTCCATGCGCTTGGCCTGTGCCAACATGTTGGCCGCAATATCTCTATCGCTCAAGGCGCTATCATTGCCAGCGATAAATGGTGCTGTGGCCGGTGTAGCAACAGTCTTTTGAGCTTGAGATTTTTTGAATTCAGCTTCGGCAGCACGTTTGACCTGTGGCTCAACCATGCCACGGCTGGCATCATTCTCGGCCATGCGTTTGACAGCATCAGCGCCTTGCTTCATTTCATTCAACATCTTGTTTAATTCATCTAAGCGGATCTTGCTGGCCGTATTGGGAGTCATGACTACATCAGCACAACGTATTTTTTTAATCATGCGCTCTTGATGTAAGGTTTCCAGGATAGGACGACCGTCTGGCAAATAACTTCGATGTAGGGCATCAGCAAACTCTTCGCCTTGTTGTGCCATGTCACTTTCAAGAACCTTTTGGATAGCATCTTGCCAGTGTGCATGTATCTGGTCAGGATAGATGATCAAGCACATGTGGTCTTCACCGGGTACCTGTCTAAACAACACACAGACTCTACGGTCTCCGTGTTTGCCTACAAATTTTGTAAATGCCATTTTATTCTCCTTGGGGTTCTGCAGATTCTGCATCTGCGAATGGTTGTTGCGCCTTTGCATTGGCTATTACTGCATCTAAAAAATTCTTTAGTTTGTTATAGACAATGCCAATTTCTTGTAATTCTTCACCGCGGAATGCACCACGGCTACTGGCCAGATCGATGATATTTTTTATGGTATCAAGATCAGCAATTGATATTTGATTTGTATTTTCCATGTAGATATTTAACAGTAAATATTCCGCACAGAATATTTTCTAGCAGTTAAACCAGGAGAATCCCACCATTTTGGCTAAACTGATCAGCCATAAATCCAGGTAATCAACCAGATCACAGCAGGTGTTATGATAAAGGCTATGATAAACATCAAGGTTCCGTCATCGGGGCTGTTCATGTTGTTCTCCTAATGGGTGGGTTGTAGCAGTTCGCATTCAACTTGCCAATTGACAAATTGACTTTGTGTTTCTACTGGAAAGCCTTGTGCCACAGCCTGTTTGACAAAATGCAATAGCAAGGCATTGTATAAATCATCCGGCATGGTATCTCGTTCAAACTTGATTTTCATTTTATCTTGTTTCCAATGTTACGTTTAGAAAAATCACACAAGGGATGATATCCCATTTTGTAGCAGGCACAATGCTGACCCAGTAACCATCGGGCAATGGCAATCCTGATACGCATCATTCTTCAATTCCAAAATGTTCTTTGATCATGTCACCAGTACCAGCACAATTCCCTGTTGCATTGATACATTCTCGTACAATCAACTCAGCAAACTTTTCTATGGCCTCATGATCATAGCTGTCCATTTCATCCCAACAGCCTTGCGCTGTGAGTCCTGCTTGATACATAAGTTCTTCAAGTCGGTTGTTCATTCTTTAACTCCAAAATTTTGTTTAATCTCGTCCGCAATCATACGTCCATACCAAGCAGGATGTTCCGCACAAGTCTTTAACATTTCTTGAACAATCAACTCGGCAAACTTTTCAAATAAGTTATTTAAGAATAGTTCTTTATCTTTCAGATCGGGTAAGGGTCGCTTTGATGTGGCGTAATTTATAGCCTGTTCACTAAATTGTTTAATCTGTTCGTTCATATTCGTGATCCTCAAAGTGTTTTATGATTGCGTTCATGACTGCTACACCTTGATCGTCGCTTAGTTCGGGGCAATTACGAGCCACTTCCGCACAGGCCGTGACCACTGCTATACCATACCTAGTGCTCTGTTGTCGCCATAGCTCACTGCTGTGGATACTGAATCCAGTACCTAACGCTATTCGATCAATCAAGCGATTTGAGCATGGATTCATAATGTTACAGACACAGGTACGATTTCCATTGTTCCCATATTTCTTTCTTCAAGTTCTTTTTTGTAACCTTCAAACACTCCGGCAGTATACGCACTCATACCTTCGGCACTTTTATAGCACTGGTACACTGACCCAGAATATCCAACCACATCATAATATTCACCTTGATCAATCACTTGAGTGATACCTGAGTTCATTCTCCATGAATCAGAACCAAGATACCCGCCGTACCACGAACCCAATACCTTGTGTAAGCGACCTTGGTCACTGTTGATTTCTACTATGACCCAACGGTCTGGTGTGTAGTTACTCATTTTGTTTCCTTTGCTAGTTGTCGATATCCTGTTGCAGTTGGATGCACACGATCTGGACTGAGTTGCGTGATAGGCAACACAGTATCACCCCAATCAAGTGCTATCTGTCGTATTAATTGTTGCATAGACACATTGTTGGCTGGCAAGATCCAGAACACTCGATCTGAATGTGCATTGGCTCTGATAGCTCTAAGTTCCAGTTCGCTTTTGACTGCAGGTGAATCGTTTGATCCTAAACTGATGATCACACTGTGAGCATTCAACTCCTGGCTACCCCATCGGCGATTCCATTGTGCTGATGTCCACCCATACCGTGCTATACCCAAGCATTCAGGTCGGTATTGGGCCACACCCTGCGCGATGCTGTCGCCTATGATGGCACATTCAATCATGTGGTTTCCTTCTCATAATAAGCCCATTGTCCCCACGGTGGAACGATTGTAGTGGTGCCATGTAATATCCACACGGTATCAGCATAGTTCTCATCACCCCAGGATCCAAATGGATATCCATCTGTGAATACTACTAGTCGCTTGGGTTCAATCTGTTCTTCCTTCAAGTAATCAAATATACAATCAAAGTCGGTACCACCGCCACCTTCAACTTCATAGTCTGCCATTGAGTCCAAGTTCTCGCTGTCGTATTGCACAGTATTATATACCCGGGTATCAAAGGTGCCCACGTGTATTTTATAACTCTGGAACTGTTCCATGATGCCTTGGGTTTCACTGATAAAGTCCCGCAACATGTTAGGGTCAATACTGCCGCTGGCATCAATCATGACAGCAATATCAATCAGTTCATCTGGCTTCTGCCCTGGCATTATGGCATCCATGTGCCAGCCCTTACGACCGGCTCGCATCCAGGTATAGTCACTTTTGAGAGTACTTTCCAATTGCATACGCAACAGTTCTCTCCAGCTCATTTTAGGTGCTGTTAGGTCTTGTAGGATCCGTTTGACTCCGGCTGGCAAGTTACCAGCACCGTCAGACGCCGCGGCAGCCGCCAACATGGCTTCTTTTATTTCGTCACGTACCTTGGCACGCTCTTCGGCTGACATCCGGGGTCGATTCCCGTTGCCATCTTTATCCCCACCACCATCAGTCTCATCATCACCATCCAGGTGCTCATCCAATAGCTTTTCGAGCAATTTATCAATATCAATCTTTTCAGCATTTTCATACAAGACGTCATAGATTTCTTCACTGCTCATGTCTTCATATTCGGGATTGTATAAACAAGGAACCGACGTAATGAACTCGCCCACACGGTGTTTCTTCAAGTCGGCATTCACACAATAGTCATTGGCTATATTAAACAACTGTGGGTCTCTGTCACCTCTACGGCCGAAGTGATCATAGACACAGTGTAACACTTCATGCCCAAACAAGAATTCCACTTCCTTGGGTTTAAGCATGTCCACAAATCTGCTGTTGTAATAAAAATTTCTTCCGTCTGTTGCGGCAGTAGGACACCATTCGTCGGCATTGACTAGTTTCAATCTAGTAGCCAGGTTGCCAAAGAAACTGGCACGGAGCAACATGCCCACACGGGCGGTCACCATTTTCTCACGCACAATTCGATCCAGCTTGGGATCCATTGGGCCCACCAAGTCTTTGAACTTGTCGGATTCTTGTTTATTCTGTGTACTAGTAGTCATATGGGTCCTGTTCAGTAACTGTATATATTATTATAACACTCGAGCCATTTGAGGTCAACCTTAGACCTTGTCCCAGTCTTTTACTTGTTGGAACAATCGAGTGGCTTTGGCCAAGTCAAAATTTGGATGCCGATACATGTAGTCTCGTTTGCGTTCGGCGACTGCAATGGACTCAAGCAAATCTACTTTGACATAGAAATCTTTGATGCTCATCAGCATATTACTCATATCGTACACATCCAACTGATACTCTACCCATTTTTCAGTGGCTTGTATTTTGAAATAATTGCTGTAGCCTACTTTTTGGGCTTTGTATTTGTTTACATAATTTCTAGGTTGCATGCTGTCTCCTTCACTATACTACTATTATAGCAAACCTTGAATTATTGGTCAATCAGTGTTTTAGATGTTGTTTTTATACAACATCAGATCAGGTGCCAAACTTTAAAACAAACATCACATACCTTTGCTCATCGAGCACCACATAATCCAGCCCAAATGCTTCGCCCGAATCGGCCACGCTCAATCGTATACCGTAGTATTCTTGTATGTAATCGTTAAAAGACAAAAAAGCCACACCAGGTTCGACTGCATGGGCCAAGAGATCGTACTCGTCTTTGCACAGTTTCAGTCTGCGGAAATGGCTGGTATCTCCACCTATGATGGTGTCTAATCGGTCATCGTGCGAACGATAGTATTCACCCTGGCTCATACTCGATAGTTCGGGATTTTAACTTGATTATGGTAAATTCTCTTGGATCTACCTGATGCCGTTGTCCATAGTAGTCAGGTTTGATTAGATAAACACCATTGGCATTTTCCAACCAAACTCGTTGGCTGTTGGCCAAGAATTCATCATGTACACCATATGGCATACGTCCACCACCATCGGCTATTGAGCAGTTGGCTAGACACCAATAGGACCATTCTTGGCCAAACACTTTTTTACGGGTAGGATGCAGTTCGTAGTAGTAGTTCATCGGTTTATGTGTTGTATAAGTTGCCAATGAGTTGGTACCAGGTCTAATACACCCTGGGCCATTTCATCTCGGTGTTGGTAAAATAGTCGTGCTCGTGGTAACAGTGCTTCGTTTATTGCTCGTGTGGGACAATCCTTGAATGCTCGCATGGTGGTAATAGTCTGTGCCCAGTCATACTTGTTATAGCGGGTATGATCAAAGTCCTTTTCTCTACGATAGATATCGCTGAAGTGGCGACCAAACCATCCATGTACCATGTCTACCGCTTCCTCACGTTTGGAGGCCTGTTCGCGCCAGAACTCGGTATCCGATCGTTCAGTTAAGGCATAGTGCGCCCACAAGAAGTCTCCAGTGATTTTAACTTCGCGGCTCATTAATCGACTCAGCACACGATCCTCGCCATCAAGCCAATGTCCATCATGCTTCTTTAATACTGCCACTACCAGTTCGTTGATAAGTGTAGTAAAGCTAATACTGGTTGCTTCCAGCGGTTCCAGGAAGTTGCTGCTCAAGCCACACGCAATCACGTTGCGGTGTGCTGACCGATCCAGGATACCATTATCAAATGTCAGGGTAACCTTGTGATCCCATGTCTTGCCTTGGCTTTTCCAATAAGCCTGTAATTCGTCGACAGCTTGTTCTGTAGTTGTAAACCGAGTGTCGTACACATAGCCTGAACCCATATCGTCTCGTAACGGCACACGCCACGACCAACCATGATCCAATGCTGTGGCATGTAAGTTGGGCACACAGAATAGTTCTTGATCATCTTCATAACGCACACGCCCACCCACCGCATTCTTACAAGGTAATCGATCTTCGTAGCTAATCCATTTGGCTACAGGACCAATAAGCAATCGTTTGAATCCAGTACAGTCAATGTACAAGTCTGCCACATGAGTTTCGCCTGTGTCATCTACAATGCCGGTAACTTCTTCACGCTCGTTGCGATCAACTCGAACAATATGTCTTTCTAGTGTTTGAACACCATTTGGTATGGCCACATGGTTGCGGATAGTTTGTCCTACCTTGAATGCGTTTATGTTATAAGCATATCCGGGCACACGGCTTGTGTATTGATGTCCGTCTAGGTCTCTGTGGGCACGACGATTTTGCACTAGATGATAGGTATCCGACGCATATTGATAGTAATCATCCTCATTGATCAGGCCACGCTTGAGCATTTCAATCCAGTAGTCGGCTACCAATACTGTGTCATCCTTGGCCGTACTCTGGCGCTTGCCGAATTCGTCCATGCTACGATTGATACCTTTTTCTGTGACAAAGTCACCAAAGCCATGCCAACGGGTATCGGATCCTGTGCGCCAGTTATCAAAGGTAACTCCATACTTGAATGTGCTACCACTTTCACGCATCCACACATCTTCGTTCAAGCCCATCTTTTCCAAGTGATTGCGGAACTGTGGCACTGTGGTTTCGCCTACACCAATTATGGGCACTTCCTTGCTGTGGATTACCGTGATTGCTACACCAGGTAATTGGCTGCTTAAAAAGCCGGCACTGAGCCAACCCGCGGTTCCACCACCTACAACAATTATTCGTTTGACTTTCATCCTGTATTTAACCCCTTATATTCATGCATCTTTCAATAGATCCAATGCGTCACCAAACTCATACCCTTGATGCGGCCATACCATTCGATTGCGCTCTCTACGATATACAGTAGTTAGCCAATACCATCGACCGTTAATTTTTCGTGGGCGCCAGGCAAAAACAGGTTGCCATGGTCCCCCCGGTCCTCGAAATACCATTATCCCCACCTTAGCACAAAAAACAAGTGATCTTGTTTGTGCTTAAACTCAAAGATACCTTCACCAACATAGTGCCAGGACTCGCAACATCCAAACCGTTCTTGACACCAGTCAATGCAATCGGTCCACCCTGTATATGGATATATATGACCCGACACCGGATCAGACCGTGGTATAGGTGACATGACACTGGCCACATACCACTGGTTCAGTTCGTTTTTCATTTCCATTTTAGTCTAAACAAAGTGGCATCTGCTTCGGAATAAAAATAAAATGCAGATACCTTATCAAACTCATAACTGACATCACTGGTATCTAACGACTCACTCCAGATAAATGATTCGCAATAGGCATAGGCCCACGCCCGTATTTCTCGCATGCTGGTTTGGTGATCAGCTAAATAGACCTGTATGCACTGATCCAGCACTTCGCGTGGTGGTTCAAAGGTGGTAAAATTATTATAGATCACGATCGTGGGTGGGCCAATACAAACCAGTTGAGTTCAGCATCGCCGGCTATGTAGATCCTGTATTCATCATAGGCGATACTCCATGACCATTTTTCGTTGTATTCGTCTGTTCCACGTATGTTAGGATCAGCTTTCAGCATACGTTGCCTAGTTTCAACATCCTGGCTCCAACCAAAGGTGGTGTTAAACCAGCGCCGACTGCGATCAAATTCCAACACACCAGAACTGTTTGTAAACTGGCCTTGGAAAAAACCTCGCTTCTCAAACTCAACCATGTGTTTAAAATGTCGATGCCAGGCGTGCCGTTTATCTAGTTTGATCGTTTTATAGTGCATGCCAGTTCCTTTGAAGTAGAAGGAGGGCGGTGCGAACACAGCCCTGTGATACTACTACACCGTCCTCCGTTGACGTTAGGCCGAAGCCTGTAAAATGTACTTGCCGTAACGCTGATGGAACTCATCAAAGTTCTTGAGCTTGGTCGGCTGGAACGGTAGGTTGTATGTGGTAAGCGCAATCCTAGCACCCATCACAACCAGTTCAACTTCAAAGTTCTTCATCATGTAAGCAAAGAAGTTGTCGCTCATGACATGGAACTCTTTGTCCGCGACCTTTTTCTCCACAGCGGCCTTGAGTTCATAGCACATACCAATCACCAAACTGTACATGGCACTGACTTCTTTGACATCCAAAGTATCAACCTTGCCGCTCAAGATGTCGGCTGGGTTAGGCATGCGTCCAGCAATCTTGCGGTGAGCCATAAACTTCACAGCCAAACCTTCGCCTACGGTACCAGCGATCAAGTTCATGTTGGTGTCGTCATCGGTGTCATCATCTTGCAATAGTTCGCTCACAAAGTGCCACGATCTTGGTGTAGCAAAGGCACGGCTTGCTGACTTGGCATCAAAATCATACAAATCTTGCTTGGCAAAGGTCAAGTAACCGACCACGTCCTTGTGCTCGTTGTTCTTGACTGCCCACTCCTGCCAACTAGCGAAATCACACTTCATCTCTTGGTGTACAAAACGATTGGCAAGCGGAGTAGGCATACGGTATGTGACGCCCTTGTCGCTTTCACGATTACCTGCGGCAACTAGAACTACATTCTTGGGCAAATGATACTTGCCCACACGGCGATTCAATATAAGCTGGTAAGCCGCGGCCTGTACGCTGGGTGCAGCCGAGTTCATCTCGTCCAAGAATAATACTACTACTGGATACTGGCTGGCAAATTCCTCAGTTGGTAAATCCACTGGCTCAGCCCAATCCATCTTGCCCGAGTCCTTGTTGTAAAAAGGAATACCACGGATGTCTGTGGGCTCCATCTGACCCAGTCTAAGGTCGATCATGTATCCACCCATTTCCTCAGTGAGCTCGGCTACCAACTCACTCTTACCGATACCAGGAGGGCCCCATAAAAATACTGGGCGTTGGATCTTGAATGCCTTCATCAGGCTACGACGGGCTTGTATTGCGGTTACTGTTCTTGTTTCTGACATGGCTGTGTCCTTAAAAATTAAACTACGATTAAATTAACTACTATACTGCTATTATACAGTGAGTGCCTTTTGAGGTCAAGCACTGATACGATCAAAAATACTCTGTTGTAAAACAGCAACTTCATCGCGATCTACATAAAAATCTGTGCGTGGGTCATAATACTCACCGGCCTTGGGATCATAGTACAAGACCTGACCATTTGGATAATGGAATGGACCTTCCAGACCTTTGCGTGGTCCATATTCTTGATTGTGTTTGAATACTGTATAGGCCATATTAAACCAACTCGCTTTCTTTGATTTTTTTAACCTGGCTGACTGTGAAATTATGCCACTGACTTCCCTCATTGAGTTCGGTAAAATTATGCTGGGTCACAAGTTTTTCAGCCTCTGCTTTGGAGTCTGCTTCTATTAGGAATTCTACTTTTACTGTATAAAATTTCATTTCGGCTCCTTGTTGTTTACTATACTACTATTATAACCGAACTACCATTACGGGTCAACCATTATCCGGGACTTAGGAATTACGTTGCGTTTACGCAACACCCCTGGTCAACTGCCCGGGCGGAGTTCATATGACTATGAATTAGTCCAATCTGCTTCCGGCATAGGCCTGGAAACCATACTTCTCAAATACCCGAGCAGCCGCATATGCACCTGCTTCTTTGGTGTCGATATTTTGGGTACCGTGTTCCGAAGGATTCCAGATAGTGAATGCCTTGCTATAATCCTGACGCACACCAGCGGCCTTCAATGTCTTGCCCATCCGAGTATTGCCTTTGATACCGTGTATCTCGACCCAGGCAAAACCACAACAGCCCTGATCACGTCCGCCCATTTTTTCTTGGAAGAATTCGTCAGCGGCCTGTCTAGCGGCCTGTTTGGCTTCGGATACTATGGCTACTACTTGTTCTTTGGTATAATTCATTTCGGCTCCTAATTGTTTAACTATACATATATTATAACAAATGGCCCATTTTGGGTCAACCGTTTTACATGCTCCAGTATGATTCGTTTGCAGGACTGCAAAAATACGGAGTATTCGCGCTTTCTTCAAACTGTTTTCCAGTCATTAAGTTGGTGCGGACTACGGTTTTTTCGATGTTGTTTAAAAACAACGAATAATCAGCGATAGCATACTCACCAACATTGTAACCCATTTTGGCCATGCGCTTTAAATGACCTTTTGCGGCACCTATGCTTTTCCAAGATTCATGCACACGACTACCAACAATTTTGGTTGTTTCTTTATTGTAGACTACAAACATATCTGCTCCTTGTTATTTACTATACTACTATTATAACCGAAATGGCATTTATGGTCAATCAAAAGAAAACCCCCTGCGAACAGGGGGTTTTGAGTGTTGTTTTTTTGCAACAAATTAACATTCTAAGTATTCTTTAAGACGTATCCTAAACACAATGCCCATGGTTGGTTCAGGCGAATAATGAGCAACCGGCTTGACCTGATGCAAATATCTACCATCGTACAGCATAAATCTACCGGGCATGGGTGCAACAAAGTTTTCTGCCTCACCAACTGGAAATTCTCTTGGTTGATCTGGAGTGAACTTACTGGTATGATCGCCTGTGATATTGTCATTGCTATGAAATAGCGTTTCGCCGTAGTACTGAGGATGCCATTCTTGATTGGCAAAATAAACCAAGGTATAATCTCGATGTTCGTCCATGTCTACACTGTCACGATGAACACTTTTGGTTCTTGCCTTGAAATTTAGTTCTTGTGCATGTCCACTACCATATACTCGCCATCCACAATTGGGTCGACCTGGAGTGCCATCCACACGAGTCATTCCACTCAGTGGACTGATACCTGTCATGTAATTTAGACCTTCTTGTGTACCTGCGATTGCAAACTTATCGTCGAGCGACGCAGAAATAGCCCGCCATAGTTTATAAACAATTGGTGCGCGATGCTCCAGACTCTGTTCGTCCCATGCCAGAGGTAATCTCAATGCACCGGGCATGGTTCTTGGAGTGACCCATTTGTTTTCTCTAGGATACCAAAGCGAGTGATTATGATCGTAAAAATTTACACAATACTCGCTGTCTAATAGATATTCATACACAGCAGTTTGCAAGTCTTGGTCAATTTCTTTATCAAACACTGATAAATTATAAGTTTTATGTTTGTCAATTCTAGACATAGTTTTTCCTTTGGCGTTGAATACTTATTTTACAGTGGTCCCACGGCATAAAATTTACTGTATGATCCTATCAAGCCATCGTGTACAGTTTGATTATTAAACCAACGCTGACCCACTTGTCTTTCCATTTCTTGTATGCCTTCTGTCCATTTTTTCTGTGTTTCTGCTGGTGCCAGATCAAAAAACCATTTGCCCACTTCATCTCTCACAGAGCTTGTGGGTTTCTTGATCTGCCAGGTTTGTGTATTCCAACTTGGGTATATAATAGGATGAATCATTTGATAATAATCTGACACGTGAAACGACGCTTTGGTGCCCAAATGTGTCAATGTGTTCAGTTGGTCGGTTCGTTTTAGATAGTTATAAATCAAATGTGCTTGTTTGACCACTAACTGTGGCAAGTTGGGTGACCAATAAAAATATTCATCGTTCTCCCAATAGCGATTGTGTATATCGGCAGTATTGCCCACGCCCGTAGTCAACATAGTGTCAATAAATGCAAAATACACTTGATGATCATCGCGAAATAGTCTGGGTTTATCAACTCCAAAAATAAATGCTACTTTTTTTCCACGACCTTCATAACGATCGTTGTGCCGGAATACTTCATGTAGATATTGTCTAGGAACTGCATCAGGAGCAAATCTAGTACCAACATCCCAAAACCATTCAGTCTTGTTGTTCAAGGTGTCAATTATTTTGTCAGTCCAGTCCCATATGGTAACTTTGAATTTTTGATATTTTTGTAATTCTTCCAACATGGGTTTGGCAATGTTGATTATTTCTCTGGTGTAATATCCAGGATCTCGGCTCCAGCCCACTGACTCAATTATTTTTTCTTCAGCTTTGAATGCACCAAAACAAAACACTTCATCAATTTTAATGTTGTTCTTGATAAATGTTTGTAGTATGGTATGGCTGTCGGCACCACCACTGTAAAACAATACCAAATGGTCGTATTGTTCTCGTAGTTGTAACGCACGTTGGCGATACAATTCTTCTATACCAACAGGAGGTTCTTGAGTCCATGGTTGATGTTCATACACATGTTCGTGATAATCCCAATGCACATGATGATCACCCGGAATACGATTTAGGGCTAAACAGGCTTCGAGTTTGTTAGTGTAAGGAACACCGCCTACTAGATATGCACCTTTGTGATTGTAAATGTAATTTTCTAGCATTACTTTGGAATTTGCACAGTTGAACTGATCTTTTTCCAAAAGTCCACTTGATTGTTATACCATGCCTGTGCCTGACCGGGCGTCATTGGTACCGCAGTGCAATAATCAATGGTATAAGATTCCTGTACAGATCGAGCAAGAGCTGCTTGGTATAAAATGCCTTGCCACTCAGTAAAAGTAGACTGAGCAACCCGCTTAGAAGCCACCAAGTGATGAGTCTGATCCATAAATTCAGTGACAGCAAATTTTGCTGATTTCAGGGTAGGCACATTATCTATTTCTCGTGTGCCAGTGATACCCAACACATGTATTCGATTTTTCCATTGTCTCAGATCTCCCAAAAATCCCACACTTAGATCAATTTGATTGCCCAGCAAGGCCAGGGTCGCGTCATTTGTGCTTTTGAATGGAACTGGTTGGATATTTGGATATAGATTGGTAATTTGTATAGAAGTCAAATGACTGACCACACCTAGTCCGCTAATACCAATATTGAGTAGTTGATCTCGAGGAACTTCTGCCCATGTCTTGTAACGTACTGATCCAATGGCCATTGGACTACGGCATTGTAGCATTAACGAGCGAAAATTATCAGTGCTGTGACTTTCAGCCGGGTACACAATGGGTCTAACAAAAAATGCCGAACTGGCAGCTAGTATTGTGTCGGGCCTGGATTCCACGTATCGTGACGCTATGCTACCACCAGCTCCGGGTTTGGCATCAAATATAAAATAGTATTTTTTCTGCACAGAATTTGCTTCTTCAATCAAGGTACGAGTATAATTGGCCATTGGGTCGCTGGGACTAAAGGCATAAACTATGGTTACATTTTCTTTGGCTACTACGGTGGTTACAAATAATAATAGTAGAATAATTAAATTTTTTAATTTACACATTGATGAATTTTATATCTTTTAAGGTTATGATGCTGAAGTTATAACAGTGTACTACGTTTACAACACAAAGTCAATAGAAAGTTAATACATTGTATGCACTAACATTGAGAATAATAAATTGAAAACTACAGATCAGATTTATTCGGTTACTTCTTCAATTATATTGGTAAATGTAGTACATTCAACAATAGTGGTAAGATATTCTGACAACGCCGCTTGCCATGTCTCAGCTGATGCACGATCACTAAAATACCTAACTGCATTAAGTTCGTCGATCTTATTAAGTTCCCCGTCGGTTTTCCCATCAGCTATTAATTGCGATAACAGTTCGTGAAGGTTCTCACCATCGTTATTGTTGAGACCATTGGGCCAAGTCCCAAAGCTAAAATTTAGTGGTTCCTTGTAGGTAAAAGTACTTTTTATGTTATATGCCATTATGATCTCCGTTAATTGCTATAATATTTATACAGATCTATTTATTGTTATCTGCCGCGACCAGCACTTCTAGTAGGCGGTTTTTTGCCCTGTGGAGGTTGTGTGCGAGTTTTAGTCTTTTTGTCCACACTGGGTGCATCATCTGCATCTGGGTGTTTTATACCCTTTTTCCGGTCTAATGCGGCTTGGATTTGATCGCTTAATTTGCTCATGTTAGTCCTTTATTTATTTTGGAGCGGGCGAAGAGGCTCGAACTCTCGACATCTTCCTTGGCAAGGAAGTGCTCTACCAACTGAGCTACACCCGCTTTGTTACTGGCTCCCCAACGTGGACTCGAACCACGGACCAACAGATTAACAGTCTGTTGCTCTACCGACTGAGCTATCAGGGAACTGTCCTGGTGCTGATGAGTGGGATTGAACCACCGACTTCCTCCTTACCAAGGAGGTACTCTACCACTGAGTTACATCAGCCAATCTGTTACTCCGTGGCAGGTTGTTCTACAACTACCGCTGGCTTAGGTATTTGACCACGCTTGGTTAATAGGTTCATCCTGCGCTGGATCTTGGCCTGTTCTTTTGGCTTGCTGGATTTATCTCGCATGGTTTCGAGTTGTGTAAAATTCAACGGACCCAAGCGTTGACGACCGTTTTTGGTCTTGTTTGGATCCGCTTTTCTATTTTTTTGATTGCTACCTTTAGTGGCCATAACTGTTTCCTTGTGTGAAACAACTACTTACCAGGTTGTTGTCTACCCGTGAACTTTTTGGAAATAATCCGCACCAACTTCACCTTGTTCAATTTCCATCAAGGCAGTGACCATGCTACCGTCAGTTGATATGATCCGGGCTGTGTAATTCTTTTTTAATTCTCTGGCACGGGCACAGGCGATTAACACCATGTCATAACGACTACCGATGGCCTCAGCGGCACGTTGACTTGTTAAACCGTTCATGTTTCTTGCTTCTAATGGTAAACCGTTCATGCTATCTCCTAGAGTGTAAAAATTTATTATACAGTTATTAAAACAAAAGGTCAAGAAAAATGTTGGTTTTTGTGTGTCAGGATTACCAACAACCCCGTGAGCGCAGCCCATCCTGTTTTCGCGTCAGCGGATGCGGAATATGGTTACAGGTCCGCATAATTCTACTTACATTGTGGGACCGTTGCCGTTCCTGAACCCAACTTCTCCACCTTCTGCTTCGATACGAGCAATAACTTCTTCAAACAAGATCGGAGCAAAGTCGGTCTGTTCCACGCATACGCAATGATATCTAGGATCGATTGCATCGCTGTACAAGACTTCTCCAGTTCTGGCATCAACTCCACGGGCCTTACGCACACGATTGGCGTGCAAGTGTCCGTGTATGTTTACACCAAACCGTCCAAGACTTTCTGCGTGTACCGGGATATGGCTAAGGATCATGCCGTTCATGACATGATACGCACGGAGTTCACGAAAGTGTTCACGATAGTCAGTGTCCCGGAAGATGTCGTGATTACCACGGATAAGAACTTTATCCCCGTTTAGTCTACTCATGATAGAAAGACTTTTACGGTTGATAACAACGTCACCCAAGTGATACACCTTGTCCGTGGGCCGGACTTGATCGTTCCAGGCCTTGACCATGGCTTCGTCCATTTCTTCTGCCGAATCCCACGGGCGTAACTTGGTCACTCCGTCGTTGCGTGTGAAGCGACATACACCTGCGTGACCAAAATGCGTGTCACTTACTAAAAATACACTGGGCATAAGCGCCTCCTTTCTTTAATTATTAAGTATAACAGCCTGTTCATTATTGGTCAACCTGGACCAACAATCGGTGTGTTTCCATGCAAAATGGAAATCTGTGGGATTATTGTCAAAATCTGGATCTGCTTGTAGTCCTAGATCAAAATCAGCAGTCCACTGTCCTTGATCGTTGATTTCAAAATCATACCGGCCCCAAAATCTATGCCGACCACCTCGCGGATAACGACTATATCCAAAGTCGGTTAGGTCTTGATCAGGATCAAATTCCAAATGAAACTTGAATGGACCTGCACCCAGCCACATCACACGCAAGAATGGCCATATTTCATTGACTAATGCGTCGGCTACAGGATTGATATTGACCTTTATGATTTCGTAATCAAAATCTTTTTCCCACGGAATGTCATCCGTCCAGTCAGTTGAACCGGGTTCAAACTTGTAGTGATTTTTTAATGTGGGATATTGTAGATGCGGTCTATACTTTTCTGGTGCATGCATGCTGTGTGATCTAAATTGCTCTAGCAAAATATTCGTACATTTAAACCTTACGAATCTTGTAAATGCTGTATTTCTCATATCTTGAGTAGTCCATGCCATAGACCAATCGTATTTGTGAACACCAAACCGTTCGCGTTCGAGTTCTAACGGAGTTCCGTGGCCTAGTCCGCAGGTGCCCGAGCTTTGACTGCCCATTCCAGAATTTCGTAATCGCCACATCAGGGTCATGGTCTGTGCCACGTCAGTGAGTTCTTCTCCGGGGAAACCGGTAAACCATGTGGCAAAATTGCTATGCATATTGATTGCAAGTAGGTCGCGAAAGTTTTGTTCTATAGACTCAACCTTGCAATTTTTTTTCATCAACTCCAGAACTTTTTGACTGCCAGATTCCACACCAAATGCAAATCCACTAGCACCACTTTTCTTTAAGAGACGCCAAAAATCAATATCCATTTTTCCATCAATACGTGCATAGCCAGTCCAATTGACCCGGATGCTTTTCTCTAGTAGGCCTTCAGCAAAGGCTCGCAGTTCTTTGAGATTACCGTTTAACAAACTGTCAATAAACCACACAGCCTTGATACCTTTGGATCGATAAGCAATTTCGATTTCTTCTAGTACTCGAGAACTTTGTCTAGCCCTAAACTTCCAAAACACAGTTTCATTACAATACACACAATTAGCAATACATCCACGACTGAATTCGCAACTGATTCCGCCTGAGTCATAAAGTGTTAGATCAAAGTCAGCATAGTCTGCTGGCGGCATTGAATCTAGATCTACTCGTTGATCTTTAGATTGTATGCAAATATGCGGAATTGTTTCTGTGGGATTTTCTAGATTTTCTAAGATACGCACAAACCATAATTCACCTTCGCCGCTGACAATATGATCAGCAACCGACATATCACTTACCTTGAGCTGTGTGGCATTGGCTCCGCCAATGATAATGGTCACACCCGGAAGTCTGGCTCGCAATTCACGTGCCATCCATACAGTGCAAGTGTCGTTGGTATACCAACTGCTGAATCCAATCACGGTAGGAGCCCACGCCACAATTTCGTCCATGTATTTGCGCACAGTCAATTCAATCTTGGGATGTATGTTTTCACTGTAATGAGGTTCGGTCCATTTCCAATCTTCATAGGCAGTCCAGTATTCCTTACAACCAGCCTCATGCATGGTCAAAATATTGATGTCCCAACATTGTGTGGCAAACCCGCTATGCCGACTGATCGCAGCCATCCTGGCAATACCATACGGAGGAGCTAAAGGAGTCCATTCAGGAGCCACAACTAGCGCAACTCGATTTTTACGAGTTATTGACTGAGTCATTTCTACCTGTGTAAGATTTTTTTGTTTGCGTGGTTCTAGGGCCGTTGCGGTGCCGTGCTCGGCCATGTAGATTTCTGCCATTTTCACATGCGGATCAACACTGCCAAGGGCCGGTGTAAGATCAGGTGCCTGGGTAGTTTGTAGTATGGGGTATATTTTTTGGGGAGGTTGCGTCATTATGCAATATTTATCAACCAATTTGGCGGAGAGCTAGGGATTCGAACCCTAGATGGACTGTTTAGATCCATGCCCGCTTAGTAGGCGGGTGCCTTCGACCGCTCGGCTAGCTCTCCATAACATGGCGCTCTCGACCGGATTCGAACCGGTGTACTCGCCGTGAAAGGGCGATGTCCTGGGCCTCTAGACGACGAGAGCATAAACGATTAGCAAAGAAAGGCCTCAACCCTACACTTGTAACACGGTGCTAGTAGACTAGCTATCTTGCGATATTAGAGCCTCAACCCTAAACTTGTAACACGGTCGCTGTAAACAGCATCTGCTAAACTTGGCGGTCCCAGAGAGAATTGAACTCTCGACTGAAGCGTGACAAGCTCCTATATTAACCACTATACTATGGAACCAAATCTTTACATAAACTTTGCCTGCTTGACAGCTTTGATAGCCAAATAGGCCTGGTGCTTGTATTTTGTAATGGCAACATAGGCTTGAGTTCTTTTTTCTTGTTTGCTCATTTGCCCAGCCAAGGTACGACTCAACTGTGAATTTGACTGCTGTGTTTTTGGTTGCTTGGCCATGTTATCTATTCCTTTATGTTTAAGTTACTATTTTAGTAGCTTTTGTCATTGTTGTCAACTTAGACCTGGCCTAAGGCGTTATTATAGTACAACAGTGAGGTTATTATGACTATTCAACAAAAACTAACACAATTCAATCGAGCTAGAACCGCCCGCGGACTACGCCCAGTGACCTTACAAGAATTCCGGCATCGACAGGCTATAATTGTTGTTTGATTGCGTAACGGGTAGCCGGGCAATTTTGGTCTTGCCAAAGTTGCGTTTGCGCCCAAAGTAAAAATTTTCAAGAAACATGGTTGCGCTCATATGCTTGTCCTCAGCAGTATCAAATTCATAACGCACTGGTTGATCCAGATCAGTGCCGTGTACCAAATGACCCCAAAAGTCCCAGTCCAGATTGATTTGTTTGGGCAAGTGCCCAAGATCGGTATGCTTGATTACTGTGGCTTTTTGGAACTGTATCAATTGTTCCAGCTGTTCAAATTTGTAATGCGTATTCACAAAGTCTGTGACTAGATCATACACAGCATCAATTCTGTTTTCTTGATGCAACATCAACGTGGTTCGATTGTGCAGATGCCAACCCAGCATTTCAATGTTGCCAATGCGGGTGTGTTGGACCCGGCCATTTGCAATCCAGTCTTGATAGCACTGTCGAGTCTGCGCAAGATGCTCGTGCCACCAAGGATCTTGTTGTATGACCGCATACAATCGATCATAAAATTCACTATATTCAACGCCAGTGCTGTGCAGGTATCTTGCAATGTAAGTGGTCAAGCCGTTGATGTGAAATGCGTTTATGAAACTGTTCCAGGTCATGATGTCCAGCATCTCAGTTCTTGATATATCTCTAGTGCCAACTACCACTTCGATACTTTCTTCTACTTCACCGTTGGAATAACTGCCGGACATGTAGTCGTAAATTGGTACTGCATCCAGTTGATAGAACTTGCGCTGACTGAGATTCATTTCGGCATTTTCCAACAACTGAGCATGCAATATGCTTATGCCTGTATGGTTGCCGGCTTTGAACAGAGTCCAAAAATTCTCACGCCAACTTTCAGTAGTCTCGCCTGGCAAGCCCAATATAAGTTCGGTGTGGATTGGAATATTGTTTTGATCACACAAGGAGAATATCTCACTTATCTTGTGTTGATTTAAATTTTTACGTTTTATTATATCAAGCACATTGTTGTCCATGCTTTGTACACTCACAGTAAGTCCTTGACTGCTGGTTGGGCTTTCGCGTACTAGTTTTTTTACAATGTCAATCACGGCATTTTTTTGATTCTTGGCCCAGGTTATACTGAAGTTTGTAATTTTACCCCAGTGTCGTTGCACTTCAATTAACTTGTCTATGACTGCATTGTCACGTTCAATGAACATGCCAAAGTTGGCATCAGTAATGGTTACAAATCCACAATTCTGTCCCATCCAGTCCAGTTCAGCAAACACTCGCTCAAGATCAAACTGCTTGACCTTGCTGTAGGTTAGGCTGCCCCAGTCACAAAAGGTACATTGATATGGGCAACCTCTGTTGGTTTCAAGAGTGCCGTTCCAGATGACATCTGGATGGTCCCGGATCAACTGATCAAATAGTCCTGTCAGATACGGGCTTGGTAACTGTGACAGATCCGCAATGCGTTCAGCATTGCCGGTATCCACTGCTTGACCTGTTACATTTAAAACAAGTCCGGCTACCTGGGCCAGGTCCTGACCATAATGGGTCAGTAGATCGCTAAAGATCTTTTCACCTTCCATTTTGACTATGGCATCAAGATAAGGATGCTTATGAAAAATGTCTGGGTCAACAATGGCTGGTTCTGGTCCACCTACAACAATTATGCAAGCAGGATTCAGTTGTTTGATCCGCTTGGCCAGGGCATAACTATACTCGCGATTCCACACATACACACTGAAAGCCACCAAGTCATTACGACATAGTTCATGAGCAACGGATTCTACGGGATCTCGTCGCCAAATAATATCGGTCACTTGCCAATCAGGATTGTGTTGCAAGGCATAAGCCAACACAACGCCTGCACTATAAGGTAAAAAATGTGCGTTGAGTTCTTTGGGTCCTTGCGGAAAATTTACCTGTACGAATCCGATGGTTTTCATTGTGTGCTGGTATTTATTGCTGGAAGTACGGGTCGGAATCGAACCGACGGTTTTACAGCTTTGCAGGCTGTTGCCTTGGACCACTCGGCCACCGTACTATATCTGGAGCAGGATGCGAGAATCGAACTCGCGTCATCAGTTTGGAAGACTGTCATAATACCATTATACTAATCCTGCACAACTTGGGGTGATGTATGGGACTTGAACCCATGCTAACGGCTTCACAAACCGTGGTGCTAACCACTACACTAACTTCACCATTGTTCTGGCGAATCCCCAGGGAGTCGAACCCCGGCCCTCAGTTTTGGAGACTGATGTGCTACCGTAACACTTGGGACTCATCTATCTGATCTGGCTGGTAACACTCTACTCTTCAACTCAGCCTCGGCACGTTTGAGCTTGTCTTCAAACAGTCGCTGTTTCATTTCTTCAGTTAAGACCAAGTTACCAATGGCCTGCTTTACAATCTGTTGATTCAATCTGGTATAATCTATTGTCATTTTTCTTTCCTTTTAAAATAAAAAAAGCCCCTAAATCACTTTAGAGGCTTTTGAATATAATTGATACAATCGCTATTCAAATGCCTCACTCAAATGACCGTCCTCTTGCCAAGCGCAAGTGTCCAAACAAAGATGGATGCAGTATTGATTCTTCATTATGTAACTATTGTATACGAGTATTTATTATGTGTCAACCTTTAAAAGGTCAACCTTTGAATTTGGCCATATCCTGTGGTACCAGCTCCATGGATACGGAAATATTTGGATTTAACTGAGTGGACACATGCCACTGTTTTTGATTTGTTATTAACAAATGCAATTCAGATTGCGTATGCTCGTTGTGTTTTTTTATTTGATTGTGCAGGTGGCCTGAAAAAACATTCTGTCTGCATAACTTTAGATTGTGCTTGAATCTTGGTTGATTGTCCTGCACAAACTGACACACCCGATCTGGATCTTGTAACAGGTCTAGATTGCGTTCAATGGCTGAGTAACATCGATCTAGTGGATCCGGCATGTTTTGATATCTGTGATCGACCACATCATTAAACATATCAAATCCCAACTCACTCAACCTATCGGCATGCCGCCATCCACCTACCCAAATTGGTATAGTTCCGCCCCAGATGGCCATGATGGTTTTTTCTGAAATCCTGGTCTCGCGTTCAAAAAACAAACTTTCAGTGATCAGGCTAATGCAACTGGGTTCAAACACTGTGGTTCGTAACAGTTTATCATAAGTGTCTTGATTGGTAAAATTACCATTTTGTAACCCTTGATCCAGCAGATCTTCTGTGCCAAACATGTAGCTGGTTCCGGGTATAGTAGTCTCAGCGTTGTCTGATATGATTTTATGGTAATGGTCATTGTTGGTTAGAGTCATCAGTCTTTTACTGCCCAGGTGTTTTTCTTTCCAGGGCAAACTGTAGGTGTAATTGGTCAATCCAAAATGTGCTATCAGCATCAATAAAAAATTTCTATGCACTCTGGGTTTGTTGATCATGAAATTAAACGCAACAGTTTTTTTACCCCAGTTGGGTTGTATGGCATGGGCATTGAACCGATCACAAACTTCAGCAGTGAATCTTGGAAAAGTAACACAGTTATACCGGGCCAGTACATCATCATGTCCAAGTCCTTCGATGATTACAAGATGCTGTTGTGGATCACACTCACTGTTTGCCAGTAATTTTTCCACCTGAAAGCAATGATTGGCTTCATCATAATGATGGTCGTCCATGTAGATAATGGCTGGTTGGGTAAGGATTTCTCCCTGATACTGATAGTCAGGGCCGAATATTTTAATCATAGTTAATCTATTAAACTGATATTTATTAGGGGTTAACACGCAATCTATAAATATCATCATGTTATCTTTGCATGAAATAAAACACGTCCAGATTGAATTGACCACACGATGTAATGCTAGATGCCCTATGTGCATGAGAAACTATCGCGGGTTTGATTACAATGGTGGTTATCCTGAAACTGAACTTAGCCTGGCGGACATACAAAAAATACTAGCTCCTGATTTTTTAAATCAGCTACGCTCGGTAAAGTTTAACGGCAATCTTGGAGATTTTGGCCTGGCCACTGACGCCTTGGACATAGTACACTGGTTAGTGGATCAAGATGTTAGAGTGTATATCAATACCAATGGCAGCATGCGGACACCCAGTTGGTGGGCACAATTAGCCCAACCTGGTGTCACCATTGGTTTTGCGCTGGATGGCATGGCTGATACACATAGTTTGTATAGACAAGACACTAATTGGCATACCGTGATTAAAAATGCCCAGGAATTTATTGATGCAGGCGGAGAAGCAATCTGGAGATTCATACCATTTGATCACAACCGGCACCAAGAACAAGAATGCAAACAATTGGCCTCTAACATGGGATTTGCACGATTTGAAAATATCGACGAAGGACGAAATCGCGGTCCTGTGTATACCAGGACTGGTCAGCTTAGTCATCTGCTTGGCAAGCCCTTTACTGGCCACGACTCAGTCCCGCCTGATGTTCAATCACTATTGGCCAGTCATGTGACCTGGTTTGACCATCGCACAGTAAGCTGTGACAAAGACACCCAGCCATTGAATTTGATCTGTCAACACAAACGTATGAAAGAATTATACATAGCAGCAGATGGATCAGTATATCCGTGTTGTTTTTTAGGATTCTATCCTGAAACCATGCACCATCCAGGTAACAGTCAATTGAAAGAGCTAGTAAAAGAAAACAATGCATTAGAATACGATCTAGAACACTGTCTCAAATGGTTTGATGCTATAGAAGAAAGCTGGAGCAAAGATTCAATAGCCGAAGGTCGCTTGTACGGATGCGTAAATTCGTGTGGTGGTCGTAGTAGTTAATTTTAAAAGGAACGTAATGACTTCAGCAAAAATTTTGTATCTAGCACGTTATCGAGTGCCGCATGCTATCATGAGCCTGCAACCTGAATTTACCAAACATTTGATTGGCGTAGACAGGACCTGTATCGCCAGTCCGGTACCTAAAGAAGAACTTTGGCCCATCTTTGAAAAATACAACATTGATACCACAAACTTTGATTATGCACCGGACAGTGAAATTTACAGGCTATATCCTGAAGTCAACAACTGGGTATTTGAAGGCGACTACAGGACCTATTGGTTGCGTCAACAGGCCATCAAGTTTGCGTTTTTAGATTACCTTGATTACGATCTCATGGTCATGCACGACTGTGACTGCTTGTTGATACAAGACTATGAACCCTTCAAGAACAACATGCTCAACTTCATGGTGTTGGAAAATGAACGACACAGTTGGGGTTATTATGAAAGTATCAAGAATGCTCTGGGATTTGAACGACTTACTCCGCACTGCTTTATTAGCGAGTTTGTGCCAGTGCTCAAACGCGACTTCGACGACCTTGTGACATTTTTAGAAACAACACACAAGAAAAAATGGTTGGATGCCATGATTGACAGTTGCCCACCAGAGCCTACTGTACCACCTTGGGGCAAGGGAGAATTAATACGTTGGTTCAGCGAGTATGAATTTATCGGTAACTGGGCCATGAGCCGACAACCGATCACTATGGAATTCCAGCGACGCTATCACTACGATGACATGGAAAACATTGGCGGCTTTGATCCTGCCCTCCACACAGCAGTATGTGATGCTGTGCCCGATCTTTCTAGAAGTTTGCAGTTTGATTGGACACGTCGAGAAGTTGTACGCCTTGATTATTACATGGACAAGATACGTGAACACTTGGCTTAACAACCTCAAGATATACAGCCCTGGTTATGAAGGCAGATACTGGGGATTCAACGTCGGGCAGTTTGTAGACCTTAGCACCGCGCTTGAACAACCGGTCAAAATTGCTGTGTTACCTGTGTTCTATAACAAGCCCGCAGAGTTCAGTTATAGACCCGAGTACGCCAGTCTTGACGTTTCTCAATTTGATCTTGTGGTATTTGTCGACATTGAATTTAGATTCCAGACCGAACTGGTAGACTGGATTGCAACCACCGGAGTTTCAAATTGGTTACTCAGCATGGGCGGGTTACATGCGGGCGAAGTGCTAGATGCAAGAACTGTATATGTACCGGTATGGAGTTTTAACTTTTTACAATGGAACACGCCACGTGCGGATTTTCCACTAGATAGGCCATTCTTGTTTGACTGTTTATGTGGTACACGGAGATCACACAGAGATTATGTGATGCTGGCCTTGGAACAGTCAGGACTGCTGAATCAATCTATCGCAACCTACCGAGATGTGTTTATTGGTGGCGATTGCACTTCTACTCCGCTACATGTGCAGAACGAATTTCCAGGCCGACAAGTACTTTGGCCATATGTGAGCCCAAATCTTGACCCCGAGTGGGAGGTAGGATCAAAAATAGACCACACTATCAGTGGCATAGTGCCATGGGAAATCTACAATCGCACATACTATAGCATCTTGGTGGAAACACTGGGATATGGAAGTACCTATCTCATGGCTGAAAAAATAGGTAAATGTTTATTTGGCCGCAGACTATTTGTGCATTTTGGTGCTGCTAACTGGCTATCAACATTAAAAAGTTTTGGGTTTGAAACTTTTGATTCCGTACTAGACGAAAGCTATGATACTCAGTCTACGATTGATACACGCAGATACAAAGCGGCATTTGACCAGGTAGAATGGTTGAGCAAACAAAATCATCCTGCGTTGTTGCAAAAGGTTCGCCCTATACTAGATCACAATCATGATAACCTGTATCGTTTTAAAGAGCAAAAGCTCACGGAAATGCAAGAGCTATTTGTTGCTTACTGTAGATAATTTATTCTAGTATAGAATTCTCGCGAATATAATTAACTAAAAATTCGTTTAATTTTTGATGATGCCCAGCCTTTGGGTGCTTGATATCATCTGGTACATCATATATAGGATTGGCTCCATAGTTGGTTGGCGGCACACCATTGCTTAATTGCCACGGGACCGCACGCCATCTGTATCCATCTATGATAGTACTAGTGCTTTTGAAAAGAGCCAGGCGTGGATCGTCTAGATATTCTTGATATAATGGGTCAGCCTGTTGATACACCAACACACGGTGTCCACGAGCATGTAAACTAGAAATCATGCTTAATATTTTATACATTAAATCTTCAACACGATCTAATATACTGTACATTTCACTGTTTAGTTTAAGAGTCACAAACTGATTGGTTTCAGCTTGCCCCCACCCATATTGCCAGTCTTTTGCAAACTGTTGATTTTGTGGATTTGTCCAACGTCCTTCAAATTCAGATTGATTCTCCAAGATAGGAATTTCTAGTCTACTCAAAAATGTCATGCCTAGCACATACAAAGTTGGTTGTACAGTTTGATAACTGTGTTTGAGTGTGGTGCGTATGATTCTAGTGTTAGCACTACCGCCAATGGCCAAACTTTCAGAAGCAACCATGCCTAGTTGATCAGCAAGATCCCAGTGTCCAACACCTAGAGCGTAAGCCTCCATATAACTACAACCATTTACCACTAGATGATTAACTTTGTCCATGCGCTTGGGTGATCAGTTTATAAAAATTTTCTGCAATAATCGCTTGTCCAGCAGGACTTGAATGATATCCAGGATCTTCCCCTTTAAATGGATTGTTGCCGCATATGGCCTGTGGTGAGTGTTTTGGATCTAGATTGATATAGTGATCAGGAACCACATCTGGAAATGCCTGTCGCCATTGATTGATATTATCTGGATCAAACGGCCACAGCAAATTGGGCAACACCAGGAATTTGATACCGTCTAGATACATCGTGATTACACCTTCACGTATAAT